GGTGGCGGTGCCCGCTGCGGGCGTCTGCTGGGCCTGGGCCGGCGCCCCGTTGGCCGGCGGCGTCATCGGCTTGTCCGCCGGCGGCGGACGGCGGGCGGCCGCGGCGGCGGCCCGGGCAGCGGCCTCGCGCTCGCGCGCCTGGCGCTCCTGCTCGGCGCGGACGTTGGCCTCGTCGTCGGCCACCCGCGCGGCCGCCACCGGGTCGTTGGTGAGCAGCGGGGCCAGCTTCTCGACGTGGTCGAAGTGGAGCCGCTCGTTGAAGGTGTCCGGGAACGCCTGCGGGTAGCGGGTCTTCGTGCACATCGCCCGGTGGCTGTCCTGGTCGAGGTCGAACATCACGTCGAACTCGTACTCGAGGCCGTCGCGCTGCACGGGCGCCATGCCGATCTTCCGCGGCACCGTGATCTTCCGGCCGTCCTTCTCGACCACGTCCTGCACCCACTCGGTCTTGGCCCGCATCGTGGCGATCAGGTGGTAGGGGGTGGCGAGCATCGAGTCCACGAACTTGTTGTGCTCGGGGGTGATGTCGCGCCAGGCCGTCCAGCTGTTGCCGCTCTTCTGCTTGGCGGACGCGGTGTCCTTCTGCTCCAGCAGGCCGCCGGTCCCCGCCCAGGCCTGGGAGATGCCGTCGATGATGACGATGAAGTACCCGCCGCGCGCGGCGTCGCGCAGCGCCTCGATGTAGCGGCGAGGCCCGTAGTCGGGGCCCAGCGTGGCGATGTCGAAGTCGAAGGGCAGCCCGGCGCTGCCGATGAGCCCCTGGTACTTCGCCGCGCTGCCGCGCTCGCTGTCGATGACCGCGACCTTGCCGTCCGGCTTCATCAGCCGGATCAGGCCGAAGGCCAGGTCGAGCGCCGAGTAGGTCTTGCCCGCTCCCGCCGGCGCGCACATCCCGACCCGCAGCCGCGCCAGGTCCCGCGTTGCCTTCTTGAACATCGACTCCGCCATGCCGTCCGCCTTTCGTTGGTCCGCGGCGTCAGTGCCGCAGCGTCCGGTGCGGTGTAGATCGAAACGCGAACCAGCGCAAGCCCAAAGTATCGCGGACCGCGAACGGGGCCGTTGACGAGCGCTGTCGCGTTCGGTTATAGGGAAGCCATGACGACTACCAAGCACCCCCTGCAGGCGGCGCTCGACGCGATCCCGCTCTCGCAGAACAAGCTGGCGGACCTCTCGGGCGTGCCCCAGAGCGTGATCTGCCAGGTGATCAATCAGAGCGGCGGGCGGCTGAAGTTCTCGCCCGACGCCGCGGCGAAGCTGCTGCCGCACCTCCAGGGCCGGCTGACGCTGCAGGAACTGATCTATCCGCCGGGTGAGATCCCCGCGGCGGCGGCGACGCCCTCGGCCCCAGCGAAGCGGCGGCGCCGGTGACCGACTACTTCCGCGACAAGATCCGGCGGGTGACGGCCGCGAGGCGCGTCGACCCGGGCCCGGTGCCGCACGTCGCCGGCGGCTTCGGCACCATCCTGATCGACCCGGCGTGGAGCTTCCGGAACAAGTGCGGCCGGCTGGCGCCCGAGAATGTGGAGGGCGGCTACGAGACGATGAGCGACAGCGCGATCCTGGCGCTTCCGGTGCGCGAGCGGGCGGCGCGCCGGTCGCACATCTATCTCTTCGTCACCGACGCCCACCTCCACCTGGGGCTGCATTGTCTGGAGGCGTGGGACTTCGTCTTCATCCAGACGCTGGTCTGGGGGAAGCGGACGGCCAAGAACGGCGTGCACCGCGTCGGCGGCGGCAACTACTTCCGGCACGTCCACGAGAACCTGCTCTTCGGCGTCCGGGGGCAGGCGCCTGCAGCGCGGCACGACCTAATCTCCCGCTTCGACGCCGTCAACCAGGGGCACTCGGTCAAGCCCCAGGCCATCCACGCGATCGCCGAGGCCATGAGCCCGGGGCCGCGGCTCGAGATGTTCGCGCGACGCCACCACTCGGGCTGGACCTGCTGGGGCGACCAACTGCCAAGGAGGCGGGGATGAGCGACCCCACCGAGGCCGCCCTCCTGAAGGAGTGCAAGCGGTTGCGGAGCGAGGCCACCCTCGCGCGAGAGGCCGGGTTCAGGGAGGGCGTCGAGGCGGCCAAGGACAGGCTCACCATCGAGTCCATGGCCCGGGAGCGTTGGGACAACCAGGGGTCGCGCCTGCTTGCCTCCTGCGTCAAGTCGCTCGATTCCCTGTCCCCGCCTCCCCCCACCACCCCCGCGAGCGGCAACGAGAAGAAGGAGGACCAGGGATGAACCCCATCGACTTCCCGCAGGCCAACCGGACGTTCACCGGGCCGCGAGAGGGCGGGGCGCCGACGCCGACTCCCTACCGAAAGCAGACCGCCGAGATGGCCGAATTCGTGCTGCTGGAGGAGATGGACGGCCAGACCCGCGACTTGGTCCTGCACGGCACGGCCGAGGAGGTGCGGGAGGTCGCAGCCCGCGAGGGCAGCAAGGATCCGGAGGGCGCGGTGCAGCACGCTGCAGCGATCAAGGACCTCATCGAGACGATCCGAAAGTGGGGTTCGGGGTGACCAACGATCCCGCCATCCGCTCTGTCCTGCGCGCCGACCTCGCCGCGCGCTTCCCGGGTGCCATCATCCTCGACGAGTTGGGCCTGGAGTACGGAGCGAGCCGCGTCGACGTCGCCGTGGTCGACCAGGACGGCCTGCACGGCTTCGAGATCAAGTCGCCCGTCGACTCCCTCGACCGGCTGCCGCGCCAGGTCACCGGCTACGGCCGGGTGCTCGACACCGTCACCCTCGTCTCCGCCGCCGACCACGTGGACGAGGCCGCCCGGATCATCCCGGCGTGGTGGGGCCTGTGGGTGGTCGACGGCCAGGGCCTCAAGGAGACGAGGCCGGCGGGCCGCAACCCGGCACCGGACCCGAGGGCGATCGCCAGGCTGCTGTGGCGCGAGGAGGCCGAGAACCTGGTCCGGCGGGCCACCCACGCCCCGGGGCTCTCCCGGCTGCGCAAGGAGGTCCTGCAGGAGCGGCTCGTCGGCCTCGTGGCCTTGGAGGAACTTCGGCGGATGGTCCGCGAGGCGCTCGTCGCCCGGCCGAAGTGGGTGGCGAAGCATGGAGCCGAGGTCCAGGCGTGAGCGATCCCGCCGGGCCGCCGCGGCAGCACCTGCGGCCGTACCAGGACAAGGCCCTCGACGGCCTCCGCCACGCCATCGCCGCCGCGCTCCGCAAGGGCGAGCAGCCGAGGTCCCTGCTCGTCGCTCCCACCGGCGCCGGGAAGACGTCGATCGCGGCCGCCATGATCGACTCGGCCGTCCGCCGCGGGAAGCGCATCTGGTTCGTGGCCCACCGCAAGGAGTTGATCGACCAGTGCTCGCGGCGCCTCGACGGCCAGGGCGTCCCCCACGGCGTTGTCATGGCCAGCCACCCGCGCTTCATGCCGAGCCAGCCGGTCCAGGTGTGCTCGGTGCAGACGATCGCAGCGCGGGACATCAACCTGCTCTTGGGGATGCTCGGCGGGCCGCCCGACATCATCATCGTCGACGAGACCCACCTCGCGCGCGCGCGCAGCTACGCCCCGTTCTTCTCCCTCTTCCCCAAGGCCGTGGTCATCGGCCTCACCGCCACGCCCTGGCGCCTCGACGGCCGCGGCCTCGCTGAGCTCTACACCTCGCTCGTGGTCGCGGCGACACCGGCCGAGCTGGAGCAGATGGGCTACCTGGCCCGGGCCACCGGCTTCGCCTTCGACATGCCGGACCTCTCGGGCGTCCACAAGCGCGGCGGCGAGTACAAGGAGGAGGAGACCGCGAAGCTGATGGCGGCCACCACCATCGTCGGCAACGTCGTTGAGAAGTGGGTGGAGCACGCGGACGGCCGGCGCACCGTGGGCTTCGCCGTCAACGTCGAGCACTCGAAGCTGCTGGCCGCGCAGTTCTGCGACGCCGGCGTCAGGGCCGAGCACCTGGACGGCTCGATGCCGAAGAAGGAGCGCGAGGCCGTCCTCGCCCGCATCGCCAGCGGCGAGACCGAGGTGCTCTGGAACGTCAACGTCCTCACCGCCGGATGGGACTGCCCGCTCGTCGAGTGCGCCATCCTGGCCCGGCCCACGATGTCGCTGTCGATGGTCCTGCAGATGGTCGGCCGCGCCGCCCGGCCGGCGTGCCGCGCGTGCGGGCGGGACATCAACACCACCGACCCGGCCTGCCGCCACTGCGGGTCGACCGACCTCAAGCGGACCTTTCGGATCCACGATCACGCCGGCTGCATCATGGAGCACGGCCTGCCGAACGCGCCGCGCGACTACGACCTCACCTCGGACGTCCAGAAGAAGAAGAAGGGGAAGCGGGACCTCCAGGACGCCGCGCAGATCCGGGTCTGCTTGAAATGCTACGCCATGTTCCCGGCCGAACTGGAGGCGTGCCCGGCGTGCGGGTGGATCAACCCGAGGCGGGTGCGCAAGATCAAGCACGTCGACGGCGAGGCCATCTCTCTCGAGGAGGCAGCTGCTCGGGGCGCCGACAAGAAGCGCACCTGGGTCCCGGACAGCCAGGCCTACGCCGCCTTCCTCGGGCTGCTGGCGGAGGCGCAGTCGAAGCGATACAACCGCGCCTGGGTCAAGATCCGGTTCCATCGTCAGCACGGCTTCGCGCCCAAGAACGAGTGGTGGGAGCGGGCGAACAGCCTGGGGGCCTAGCGTGTCGACGCCAGAGCAGATCGTCTCGTCCGAGATCGCGGCCGCCATCGGCGCGCGCCCAGGTCTGCGCATCTGGCGGAACAACACGGGCACCGCCTACCAACCGATCAGCGACGCCGGCCGCGTGGCGCTCCAGCGCCTGATGCGGACCCCCGGAATGCTGCGGCCTGTCAACTACGGACTGACCGGATCGACCGACTACATCGGGCTCGCGGCGGCGAAATGCCCCGCGTGTGGGACTGGCCCTGTCGGCCGGTTCGTGGCATTGGAGGTGAAGTCTCTGAAGGGCACCCTCTCCGAGCAGCAGCGGCGGTTCGGGGTGATGGTCCAGAGCCTTGGCGGGATCTGGATCCCAGCGCGGTCGGCCGAAGAGGCGCGTGCTGGCATCGAGCGCGAACTCCGGGAGGGCTGAGTGGCGAGGGTCAAGGAGGAGTGCAGCAAGGCACGTTTGCTGGCGATCGCCGAGGCCCAAGGGCTGGCGACGCGGGGCGGCCGGATGCAGTGCCCGGCGCGGTGCTCCGACGACGCCCGAGGGGCGACGGTCGACGACTCGGACCATGGCGCGCTCTGGTCGTGCAAGCGGTGCGGCAAGGGCGGCAGCGTCATCGATTTCTTCCAGGTGCTCGAAGGCCTCGACGTCCAGGACGCGATCGCCGTGGCCGAGGAGGCGCTCGGCATCATCCCCGAGCCGCCGCCGTCCGCGCGCGCGCAGGAGCGGCGCGACCCGCTCAAGACCTGGCAGGCGACCACCGACAACGACCCGCCCGGCCTCGCCTACCTCCGCGGCCGCGGGCTCGATTCGGCCGTCGCCCTCGGGGCTGTGCGCTTCAACACGGGCCGGGCCAGTGACTCCTGGGTGGACGCGCAGGCGTCTGCAGGCTACCGGGTCGCCATGCCGCTCCGCGATCGCCACGGGACGATCGTCTCGGTGCAGCTGCGCTCGGTGAACAAGGCGGCCGACCCCACCAAACTCTCGCTGGCGAAGTGCCCCTACCAGTGCTCGGTCGGCCTCGGCGACCCGGTCCGCGCTGCGAAGGCGGAGACCGTCTTCCTCTCCGAGGGCATGGCCGATACCCTCGCTCTCACCGTGGCCGGCGTCCCCGTCGTCGGGGCGCCCGGCGCTGACCAGCTGCATCGACTCGTCGACCTGGTCGGCGACCCGCGCGACCGCCGCTTCATCCTCTGCCCCCAGAACGACAAGCTCGCCCTCGACAAGAAGACTGGGCAGCCCAAGGTCTGGAAGCTGCCGGATGGCACCGAGAGCACCGGCTGCCAGAGCCGCCTCTTCTTCGACTACCTCGGCGGCATCCTGCGCGAGCGCGGCGGCGAGGTCCTGGTGATGGAGACGCCGGCGCCATCCAAGGATCCCGCCGAGTGGCTGGCCGCGGTCGGCGTCGACCGCTTCACCGCCACCGTGAAGGCCCTGGCCCAGCCCACCGTCCGTGGCGAGCGGCCCCCGGCGCCGGTGCGCGCGCTGCGCGCCGTGCCGAACGACCCGTCCGACGCCGGGGCCACCAGCGGCAACGCCGCGGTGGCCGTCGAGGACGCGCCCAAGGGACTGTCGAAGAGCTACGCCTCGCTCTGCCACATCCTGCGGACGGCCGCGCTCCGCGAGCTGATCCTGGGCCCGGGCGACCTCGAGTTCAACGCGCAGGCCCTGCTGCCCACCATCGGCCGCAAGCCCCTCGATGAGGACGTGGCCTCCTCGATCGTCCGCGAGCGCTGCGAGACGCGGCTCCGGACGAACCGAGCCGCCAGCGGCATCCAGTTCAACAAGGGCGACATCGACCAGGCGCTCATCGCCGTCGCGCGCGAGAAGACGTACAACCCGGTCGCCGACTACCTGCGCGGCCTGAAGTGGGACGGCGTCCACCGCCTCGACCACATCTGCGACGACTTGTTCGAGTGCGAAAAGACGGAGATCACCGCGCTGCTGATGCGCCGGTGGATGATCTCCGCGGTCGCCCGCGCGCTCCGGCCCGGGTGCAAGGTCGACACCGTCCTGATCCTAGTGGGCGCCGGCGGTCGCAAGAAGAGCACCTTCTTCGAGGAGTTGGTGGGCGAGGGTTGGTTCTCCGACTCCAGCATCACCATCGGTGACAAGGACGCCTACCTCCTTCTGCGCCGGGTCTGGGTCCTGGAGTGGGCTGAGCTCGAAGCGATGCAGAAGGCGGCACGCGCCGGCGCCGTCAAGGCCTTCATCGCCAGCCGCAGCGACTACTTCCGCCCACCCTACGCCCGATCCATGAGGGCGATCCCGCGGACCTCGGTCATCGTCGGCACCACCAACGAGAACGAGCCGCTCTCGGACCCGACCGGCAACCGCCGGTACTGGCCGATCCGCATCACGGGCGAGATCTACCTGGACGGCGTGCGCGCGCAGCGCGACCAACTCTGGGCCGAGGCCGTGGCCGCCTTCGACGCCGGCGAGCGGTGGTGGCTGGAAGCCGACGAGGATGCGGTCCTCGACCGGACGCGACAGGCCTACGAGCAGCGCGACCCATGGGAGGATCTGATCACCGAGATCGTCCACGAGAAGAGCGGCATCACCACTAACTGGATCCTGGAGCAGCTGCACGTCGACATGAAGGACCGGAACCGCGGCCACCAGATGCGGGTCGCGGCGGTCATGGGCTCGGCGCGCCTCGGGTACGTGAAGCGGAAGCCGGTGGTGGATGGCCGGCGGGCGTGGGTGTGGGTGAAGGACCAACCAGAGCAGCGCAACCTCGGAGGGATGACATGATCGGGCCGTGTGAGGTGTGTGGGAAGATGACCATGGAGTCGAAGCCGGTGAGCATCGCCTGGCTGTGCCCAGCCGACTTCGCCGCCTGGCTCGACTCGGGCGAGCGCCGGCGCTGCGTCCTGCAGGGCGGGCTGCACCGCAACCTGATGGACTTCATCGCCCGCCGCAAGGCGGAGATCCTGAATGGCACCAAGGTGCCGGCGTGAGGTCCATCGCCCTGCGCCTGAAGCGCGGCGCGCTGGTGGTCCTCGCCGCCATCGAGCGGGCGCTCTTCCCGCGCCAGCACTGCTTCGAGGCCGGCTGCCAGGCTCGCGGAACCCACGCCATCCGCGTCACCGTCCGATCCGAGCACGGCGAGCAGGTCGAGATCATGGCCCGGGTCCTCGTGCCTGCAGTCCTCTGCAGCGAGCACGCGCACGCCGAGGAGCCGCTCCTGGCCCGCGACGTCATGCCCAAGGCCCACCGCCAGCGCATCGGCTGGGATCTCGAGCGGCGCTTCGGCGGCGTCCCCGTCTCCTGGGACCGCTCCACCGTCGAGATCCGCCACCGCTTCTGGGCCTGGCTCCTCTGGAGGGCGTCGTGAGCGTCCTCGAGCCGATCGGTCGCTACGCCGCCATCGACTTCATCGACAGCGATCCACGGTTCTCGGAGGTGGATCGCTGGGCCCGCGAAGCGCTCCGGAAGTGGGCGCTCGCCAGGATCGCCGACGTCGAGCAGGCCAAGCTCGACCGGAACAAGGCCGAGACGAACGCGGTCGTCATGCGAGACCTCCTCCGCGAGCTCCTCCCGCGGATCGACGAGCTATCCGACACCTGCCGGCGCGTCGAGGCGGCGTGCGAGCCCGACGCGGGCAACAAGGCCGGGATCGTCGTCGACGCTGCCCGGGCGCTCGTGGGCGCGATCGAGACCGGCACCTGGTCCGGCCAGCCGCTCTCGGCGCTCCAGGCGCTCAGCGCCCGCATGGTGGACCTGCAGGAGGCCGTCCGGGAGATGGGGCTGCCGCCGCCGCGGAGGAAGCGGTGAAGCCCGGCGACGTCGTCACCTGCGGACTGTGCGGTGCCCAGGCCCGAGCCACGTGGACGTCCCTGGCGAAGGCGTGGCAGTCCCCGTGGCCGCTTCTGCTCTCCTGGACCCACGGGCCGCACCCGCGCCACGAGGCCACCCACGTCGCCCCGGCGCTGTGCCTCTGGTGCTTCGAGCGGCGCCAGGCGCTCGGGCCCGGCGCCGAGCCGCTCTACCGGCCCACCGGCGCGCTGCCGCCGGCTTCGCCGGTGGCGCCTGCCCAGCGGCCGCTGCCGCTGCAGATGGGGCTCTTCGGATGATCTTCGTCGACGACGTCTTCGTGATGGTCTCGCGCGACCAGCGCGCCCGGTTCGTCGGCACCAGGACCGGGCACCGCTGGTGCCACATGTGGAGCGACTCGAAGGACGGCGGCGCCGAGCTGGACGCGATGGCGCTCCGGATCGGGCTCAAGGTCCGCTGGCGTGACGGCGACCACTACGACCTGGTGCCAGGCAAGCGCGCTGCCGCCATCGCCCTTGGCGCCCAGGAGGCCACACGGGGCTCGCCGGCGCACACGGCCTGGCTCGGGCAGCGCCGGGGCGGACGGCGCCTACGCTGCCGCCGATGCGGCCACGTGGAGCGCCTGGAGCGCGGCCAGCTGCCGCCGCAGCGCTGCCCGGCGTGCGGCAACGCCCCGCCGGCGGATCCGGGGCCTGGCGTCTGCTTCTGCCCGGGCGCAACCGGTGAGCGCTTCACGCACCTACCGGGCTGCCCCGCCAAGTAAGAAGCCCCGCCCCTCGGAGTGAGGAGCGGGGCCTGGCGGGCGAGGCGACTGCGGGAAGTCCAGATCTACCAGCCGACCACTGCCCGCGCAAGCGCTCGAAGCGCCAGCCCGATCCCCAGCCACATCAGCGCCCCCACGCCCACCAGCGCCACCAGCCGCTGGCCCGTCACGGACGCGCCTCCTGGCCTACCAGACGCCGCGCGGCCAGCGCCCTGACCTCTCGGGCCCGGCGCAGCAGATCGCCCGCCCTGGACGGGCTGTAGGCGGCCTGCCGCTCCAGCACGCGGGCCTCCCGAAGCTCCCCGGTGGCCGCGCAGCGCGCGTGGTGGCCGGCCTGGTCCTGGTCCTTCCGGATGGTCCGGGCCATCAGCGCCTCCCGTTGCGCCGGCGGGCCTCGCGCAGCGACGTCTTCAGCCGGTCGATGTCGTAGCGGTCGACTCCAGCCGAGCGCAGTTGCGACTCGGTGAAGAGGCCGGCCGCCTGCAGGACCTCGCCCACCTGGGTGGGCTGGTCGAGCAGCCCGTTCATCTCCGCGAGCGCCAGTGCCATGCCGCGCGTGAAGGCGTTTCTCTCTCTCCTGGTCTTCTTCATGGTGTTGCCCTCACGCGCAGAGCGCGCAGCTGGTCTTCGGGTGGTGGAGGTTCAGCGTGTAGCGTCCCATCGGGCTGCAGAGCCGCCCGTCCTGCAGGCGCTGGAGGTGGTCCAGCGCCGTTGCCAGCGTCATCCAGCCGAAGGGGACGCTCTCGATCTGGGTGGCGCAGGAGCCGTTTCCCGGGTGCGGGTACGCCTTGAACACCGCCCACTCGGGCGCGCCGTCCTCGCTCGTCGCGTCGTTGAGCACCAGCATCGTGCCGATGCGGAACCCGGTGCACAGCGTCCAGGACTGGCCCGTCAGCTTCGCGGCCAGGTCCTCGAGAGAGAGCACGTCCACGACCTGGTGAATCCGTCCGGTGTGCAGCATGGCTACCTCGTCCTCGTGAGGGTGAAGGTCTCGCCGGCGCCACCCCCAAGCAGCAGGCGGTCGCCCGGGGCCATGTGGCGGATCTCCTGCACCTGGTCCGGCGACAGGCCGGGCGCATCCGGATCGCTGTTGGCGCGGACGAAGTCGTCGACGTCCACGGGCTCTCCGTTCAGGAGGTAGGCGCGGCAAGTGTGGCCGCGCTGCTCGCGGTCGATGCCCGGGAATCCTGCAGACGCCTGCTCCTCGCGGGCGCAGGCCAGACATGGCCGGTCCGGGATCGTGTCGACCGCCGCCTCCAGCGCGGCCAGGATCTCGGCCGCCGTCATGTTCGCCCACGGCCGCAGATTCGTCGGCGGCTCGCAGATCACCTTGGCGACCAGGAGCCCGCGCAGCGTCTCGTCGCTCGCGTCCGCGGCCGGCTGGTAGCGCTCGTCGGCCACGTTCTGGACCACCCAGGCGAAGGTGGCCGGCGTCGCGACCTCCGTGTTCAGCCCCTCCACGTACCAGCGGTACAGGCGGCCTCGACCGCAGTCCTTGATCTTCGTGACGTACCAGGGCATGGCGCTACTCCTTCCCTTCGAGCTTCGCGGGGCCGTAGCTGGTGCCGCAGTCGCAGCGGACGTAGAGGCCGAGGCCCGGGCCGCCCCGGTAGACCGACAGGGTGGACTCGGTGAGCGGCTTGCCGCAGCCCTCGCACTGCTCGTCATCGACGACGGCGACGCGCGACGGGTCCTCGCGCGGAACGTTCAGGCGGACGCGGATGGAGGCGGTGTTGCCGTTGACGCGGAAGGACCGGATCTCGGTGGTGACCATGATGGGCTCCTAGAGTGGGGCGGGGACGACATCGTGAAGGATCTCGTCGATGACCACGGCCTCGGACGCCGACCCGTTGCGGGAGTCGAAGCGGATCGTCGCCTGCAGGTCGAAGCCCCCGGCGAGCGCCAGACCCTCGTAGGTCACCCGACCGATCGGTGCGTCCTCGACCCCGGCCGCCGCCGCGTAGAAGTCGGCGATCATCTGGTGGACCTGGGCGTGGAGCGCGGCCACGACCTCGTGCTGCCCGTCCTGCCACCGCAGCATCGCCTGCACGATGCACGAGGACCGCGAGGTCGGCAGGATCTGGATCGTCACCGTGGGCTGCGCGGCGGCGCGGTCAGCACGCCCCCGGCGCTGGGTCTTGGCGGTCTGCTCGGCGTTCAGCTTCGTCATCGACTTGCGGGCCATGTGGATCTCCGTGGTGGTGGGTGGATCAGGCGAAGGTCGCGTTGAGGGCGCGGCGGCACCGCGCGGTCAGGTAGTCGGCCAGCCGGCCGGCCTGCTCGTGCGTCCTCGGACGCCCCACGTTCCAGCCATCGCTCACGAGGACCGTGAAGTCGCCCTCGGCCTCCGCCGACGCGATCGACTCGGCAACCAGGTCGAGCAGCGCGCGCTGGGCGGCCAGCGTGAAGATGGGCTTGGGGCCCCCGAGGAGCGCCAGGCAGCGGCGGCACGTCACGACCTCGGGGCTGGCGAAGGTGATGTTCGTGGCGCCCGGGAGGCCACAGAGCACCTTGCCGATGCCGGTCGCCATGTGGGTGGGGTTCGTGCTGGCCATGCGCTTCTCCTTGGTGGGGCGGGTGGGCTGGGGTGGGGCTACCGCAGGTAGGGGCCGGCGCTCGCCGCCAGGGCGCGCTCCGCGTCCGCGTCGCCCGCAGCGGCCGCCCGAGCCATGTTGGCCTCGTACTCCCGGCAGGCCCTCGACATCGCGTCGGCGTAGGCGACAGACGCCTGCGGGTGGTTGGCCCGGGCGAGCTTGCAGCGGAGGTCGTAGAGGTTGTGGGCTCGGCGGGGCGTCATCGCGGGGGTCGTCATGTCGGTCTCCGTGGTCCGTGGGGTCCGTCCCCACGCCCAGGACTATCGCTCTCCGCGATAGGTTCGGCAAGCCCAGGCCGCGTCCCAGGTGGGTCGTGGCCGTCCAGACCTGTCCGAACCTCGTCCATACCTTTTCGCCGAGGTCTGGGACCGATATCAGCCTACTGCCGCAGCGATTTCCGGAGGTCGGTCCATACGTCCCAGACCTTTTCTCTAGAAACCTATTAGAGGAGGTACGGCGATGTGTGCCCATGTAGGCGCCTACACGATGTATGGCGAATGGGCGAAGGAGGTTCGGACAGGTGTGGACCGAACCCTCTTATCGCTGGGAGAGTAGGATGAGAACGGTCCCAGACCTCCCGAACCGAGGTTCGGACAGGTGTGGACATGTCCAGACCTCACATGCACCTACACGCACCCGGAAGGGGAGTGGAGCCCATCAAGCAAGGTGGACGCGGCAGGTCCGCATCGCATCCCCGGCGCCGATGGCCTCGAAGCGGCCTCCACGCGCCTGCCGCGCGGCTCCGCGCCCAGCCGGCCGGCCGAATTCCTGAACGCTTCCCCTAGACGTCTGCAGGCAGGGCGCGATACAGGGAGGCATGGACCGATCGCACGAGAGGGCTGTCGAGGGCGAGGCCGCTGCCGTCTGGGTGGCCGTCGAGAAGCTGATCCCCTGGGTGAAGAACCCGCGGAAGAACGATGCCAGCGTCGACAAGGCCTGCGCGTCGATCAAGGCGCACGGGTGGGGCGCGCCGCTGCTGGCGCGGCGGGACAACCAGGAGATCATCGCGGGGCACACGCGGCTGAAGGCGGCGCTGCGCATGGGGCTGAAGGTCGTGCCCGTGCGCTACCTGGACCTCGACGAGATCCGGGCCCACAGCCTGGCGCTCGCGGACAACCGCGTCGGCGAGGACAGCGAGTGGGACAAGGAGGCGCTGGCTCGCGTGCTCGAAGAGCTCAAGGCCGGTGGTGCCGACATGGAGGCGACGGCGTTCGAGAAGGAGGAGGTGGACGACCTGATCGCCCGCCTCGAAGCGGAGCGGCTCGCCGAGGTGACCGAGGACCTGGACGAGGACCTGCTCGCGCTGCCCGAGAAGCCGGTCTCGATCGAGGGCGAGGTCTACCTGCTCGGGCCTCACGTCCTGGTGTGCGGCGACTCCACGCGCATGGACCACGTGCAGCTGGCCCTCGGCGAGGCCGAGCGCGTCGACATGATGTGGACGGACCCGCCGTACAATGTCGGGTACGAGGGCAAGACCAAGGAGAAGCTGACGATCGAGAACGACAAGCAGTCGCTCTTGGCCTTCACCGACTTCCTGCGCGACGCCTTCGCCAGCGCCATGGCGGTCTGCAAGCCGGGCGCGGTCTGGTACGTGGCGGCGCCGCCCGGGCCCGACTCCCTGGCCTTCTCGACGAACCTCCACGCGCTCGGCGTGTGGCGCCAGATGATCGTGTGGGCCAAGGACGTCTTCGTCCTCGGGCACAGCGACTACCACTACAAGTTCGAGTCGATCTTCTACGGGTGGACGCCGGGCGGATCGCACCTCTTCACGGGCGACCGCACGCAGGACAACGTCTGGGAGGTGCCGCGCCCGAAGGCGTCGCGCGTGCACCCGACCATGAAGCCGGTCGAGCTGATCGCCCGGGCCATCCGCAACTCGAGCCGCACCGACGACCACGTGCTCGACCTCTTCGGCGGATCGGGCTCCACCCTGATCGCGTGCGCCAAGGAGCGTCGCATCGCGCACCTGGTCGAGCTCGATCCGAAGTACTGCGACGTCATCCGCCGGCGCTGGGCGCGCTTCGCCCTGAAGGCTGGCCTGGAGGTCGGTGACGGCCTGGTGGGCGAGCAGAAGGCGGCGGCCGAGCCCGAGCCGCTGTCGCCCTTGCGGCGCGAGCGGGTTCTCGACCTGGATCTTCCGGAGCCGCTGCACGTGGGCGGCGATCCGAAGCTGGTGAACTGAGATGGCCGACCCCACCACCCCCGAGCCCGAGGGCCCGCCGCCGCCGGCGGGGACGCCCGGGCGTGGCCGGGGCGCGCCGTCGCGCTTCGAGCCCGAGATCGCCAAGAAGGTGCTCGACCTCCTCGCGCGCGGCAACTACATCGAGACCGCGGCCGCAGCTGCAGGCGTCTCCAAGGTCACGATCTACACGTGGCTGAAGCGCGGGGCTCGCTCGCGCAAGGGCCCGTTCCATGACTTCGCGGTCGCCGCGGAGAAGGCCCAGGCCGAGGCCGAGGTCCTCGACCTCGCGCGGCTCGAGAAGATGGCGATGAAGGGCGACTTCCGCGCCATCTCCTGGCGGCTCGAGAGGCGCAACGCGAGGCGCTGGGGGCCGCAGATCCAGGTTCAGGTGCACCAAGTCATCGACGAGTACCTGGGATACCTGCAGGCGAATCTCGACGCTCCACTCTTCGAGAAGGTGCTATCCCTGACCATGTCCTGGGACGGCAACGCGGTCCCGAGAGTGGGGGGCTGATGCGCGTCCTCGTGGCCTGCGAATACAGCGGCATCGTCAGTGGCGCCTTCCGCGCCGCCGGCCACGAGGCATGGTCGTGCGACCTCCTGCCCACCGAGGGCGACGCGCGCTGGCACATCCAGGGCGACGCCCTCGCGGCTGCGCGGAGCCGCAGCTGGGACCTGATGGTCGCGCACCCGCCCTGCACGATGCTCTGCCGGGCCGGCGCGCGGTGGTGGAAGGAGCCTGGGCGCCTGGGGCTGCAGGAGGAGGCGCTGGCCTTCGTGCGGGCGCTCATGGACGCGCCGATCCCACGCATCGCCATCGAGAACCCGCCCGGCGCCATCGGCACGCGGATCCGGCCGGCCGATCAGAGCGTCCACCCATGGTGGTTTGGCGACGAGATGTCGAAGCACACCTGCCTCTGGCTCAAGGGCCTGCCTCGGCTTCGGCCGACGAAGGTGGTGGGCCGCGGCGCGCACATCACGATGCGCAGCGGCAAGCGCATGCCAGCCTGGTACGCCATCGGACCGAGCCCGACCCGCGGACTGGAGCGCAGCCGCACGCCAGTGGGCCTGGCCTCGGCGATGGCCGAGCAGTGGGGCCGCCCCTCGGGCACGTCGGCGTTCTGGGAAGCGCGACAGTCGGCGCTGCGGTTCGGGTAGATGGCGATCGCCGTCGCCCCGCTGATGCGCAGCCTCGCGGCCCGCCGCATGGCCGAGTTGCGCACGGTGCAGGGCGTGCCCGACCTGTCGCTGCTCGACTGGATCCCGCGCTACGCCGCGGGCTACGAGTCGCCGCGCCACCTCGCGCCGCTGGCCGAGTTGCTGGAGCGCGCCGAGCGCGAGCCCGTGCAGGCCGTCGTCCACGCGCCGCCGCGGCACGCCAAGACCGAGACGATCCTGGCGGCGATCGCGCGGTTCATGCAACGGAAGCCGGACAAGCGGCACGCTTACATCACGTACCAGGCCGACCTCGCCAAGGAGAAGAGTAGGCGCGTGCAGGACCTGGCGATGGCCGCCGGCGTCGAGCTTCGCACCCGGGCGATCGCGCACTGGTGGACGCGCGCGGGCGGGGCGCTGTTCACTGCAGGCGTCCGCGGCCCCTTCACCGGCCGCGGCGTCAACGGCCTCATGGTCATCGACGACCCCTTCAAGAGCCGCCTGGAGGCCGAGTCCACGGCGGTGCGCGCGCAGGTCTCGCAATGGTTCAAGGACGTGGCGTACACCCGCCGTGAACCCGGGTGCTCGATCATCATCGTGATGACGCGCTGGCATCCGCAGGACCTGGCCGGGGAGAAGATCGAAGGCGGTTGGGAGAACGTCTGCCTGCCCGCGATCGAGACCGACGACCTGGGCATCGAGCACGCGCTCTGGCCGGGACGTTACGACCTGGAGGAGTTGAAGAAGATCGAGCACGAGGTCGGCGCCTACACCTGGGCCTCGCTCTACCAGGGCGCGCCGCGCGGGCGCGGCGGCAGCGTCTTCGAGGACGTCCACTTCTACGACCAGCTGCCGAGCAAGATGTTCCGCACGGGCCTGGGCTTCGACCTCGCCTACACGGCCAAGAAGTACTCGGATTACAGCGCAGCCGTGGCGATGCGCGCGGTCGAGGACACCTACCACGTAGCCGAGGCGGTGCGCCGCCAGGCGAAGGCCCCCGAGTTCAAGAAGATCGCGCTCGACTTCGTGGGCCGCCACGGGCGCTCCGCCCGCCGGCGCTGGTACTGCGCTGGCACGGAGATGGGCGTGGCCGACTTGCTCAAGGCGAGCGACGGGACGCCGGGCGAGAAGAGCCTCGACGTCGGCGCCGAGACGACGCGCCTCGACAAGTTCACGCGCGCGCAGCCGATGGCTGCGGCCTGGAACACGGGCCGGGTGCTGGTGCCCAGCCAGGACCTCGTGGACAGCGACCCGGTCAAGTACGCCTGGGTCGAGCCCTTTGTGACCGAGGTCCTGGGCTTCACGGGCCTGGGCGACGGCAACGATGACCAGGTGGACGCGGCGGTCGCGGCCTACGACGTGATCAAGCGCTCGTCGGCGCTCGGCCGTTTCCGGGCGATGTCGAAGTTGTGATAGGGAGGGATCCATGGCCAAGCGAGGCGGCACCCAGCGAGTCAACACCACCCCCGACGCTGCAGACGCCCGCACCCTGTCCGCGCGCGCGCGGCTCGACGGCGACAAGGCGAAGGCGATGGCCGCCGTGCTCAAGGGCCGGCGCGTCGAGGACGGGTGGCAGAACGTCCTCACCGGCATCGGCGACCCGAAGCGCGACAAGCGCATGGCGAGCGGCGTCTTCGTCGACCGGCTGACCTACGACGAGGCCGCCGCCCTCTACCGCACCGATGACATGGTGGCGAAGATCGTGGACCGGCCCGCCAAGGAGATGGTCCGCCGCGGCTTCGAGGTCCACGTCGAGAACAAGGGAGAGCTCGACGAGGAGACCGGCGACGCCATCGAGGCCACCCTCTTCCAGTCGCTCGACTGGCGCACCAGGAGCTACGACGCCGAGCGCTACTCGCGCGCCTACGGCGGCGCCGGCATCTTCATCGGCGCCGTCGACCTGGCCTCCGGGCCCGACCAGCCGCTCAACGAGGACAACCTGCAGGAGATCCGCTTCCTCACCGTCCTCGACCGCCGCGAGCTGTACCCGCTGAGCTACTACACCGACCCCACGGCACCGAAGTTCGGCATGCCCGAGTTCTACCGGGTCCAGCCGGCGTTCACCTCGCTCGCCACCGGGACGTCGCGCGAGCGCCAGCGCACCGCGCAGATGCAGCGCACGCTGCCGGTCGTCCACGAGTCGCGCATCCTGCGCTTCGAGGGCGTGGTCGTGAACCGCTGGCAGCAGCGCGAGACGCTGGGCTGGGGCGACTCGGTGATCCAGCGCATCATGGACGTCGTCCGCGACTTCCAGATGTCGTGGCACTCGGCCGCCTACCTGATCACGGACTTCTCCCAGGCCGTCGCCACGATGAAGGGGATCTCCGAGGCCATCGAGAGCGGCGATGACAAGAGCGTCCAGGCGCGGCTCCTGGCGATCGAGATGATGCGCTCCGTCGCGCGCATGGTGGTGATGGACGAGGGCGAGACCTTCGAGCGCAAGGCGACGCCGCTGTCCGGGCTGAAGGAGCTGCTCGACGGCTTCTTCACGCGCCTGGCCTCGGCCGCCGAGATCCCCGTGACCCTGCTCGCCGGCGAGGCGCCGGCCGGGCTCAACGCCACGGGCGCGAGCGACATCCGCAACTGGTACGACCAGATCTCGTCCATGCAGACGTGGCGCCACGAGCCGCTGATCCGCCGCCTGGTCACCCTGCTCTGCAAGTCGAAGCGCGGGCCGACGAAGGGCCAGCTGCCCGAGAAGATCCAGATCACCTTCAACCCGCTCTGGCAGCTGACGTCTCTCGAGGAGGCGCAGCGGCGCAAGGCTGTGGCGGACACCGACCACGTCTACATCATGGACCAGGTCCTCGACCCGGCCGAGGTGGCGATCGCGCGCTTCGGCGGCCCGGCCTACTCGAGCGAGATCACGATCGACATCGACGCGCGGCGGGACTTCCTGGCGGCCAACCCGCCCGGAGCCGAGCGCGAGGAGCCGCCGGATCCGAACGCGCCTCCCGGCGCCGGGGGTGCGAAACCAGGAGAGAAGCCGGAGCCCGGCAATGGCTCGGGCAAGGAGCCGCCCGAGGTCGACGACGAGGCCGAGGACGATGACGCCAAGGAGGCGCCGGCCGCGGCCGGTGGCAAGAAGTGAGGAGGGCTCCCACCGAGGCCCCGCCGCTGCTGCAGGCGCGTGCACCGTCCAGCGCGGCGGCGGGGCCGGCAGTCCAAGCCCTCCCGGGCCATGGGCGCCGGCGGTCGAGGACGCTCTCGCTCAAGACCATGGCCCACGACCGGCGCCACGAGGCGCCCGATCCCGGGCTCGCCGCCGTCCTCGCCGACCTCGATCGCGCCCGGCCGCGCTGCCGCGCCGACTGCGAGAACCTGCCCAGGCCCTGCCCGTTCCTGTCGTGCCGCCACCACCTCTTCCTCGACGTGAACCAGGACACCGGGTCGATCAAGTTCAACTTCCCGGGCATCGAGCCGTGGGAGATGGCCGAGTCCTGCGCGCTCGACGTCGCCGACCGCGGCGGCGTCACCCTGGAGGAGGTGGGCTCCATCCTCAACGTCACGCGCGAGCGGATCCGGCAGATGGAGACGCGGGCACTCGTGCACCTGCAGGAGCGCACCGCGTTCGCGTCCCTGGACGAGGTCGGGTGAACCATGGCCCGCCGCGACGCCAGGCGATGCGCGTGCGGCGAGCCGATCGTCATCACCGGCGTGGGCAAGGACCACGGCACGCGGTTCGTCAAGGACCACGATATGTGCAGGCGGTGCTGGCGATCCCAGAAGGACCGCGAGCAGGCCGCGGCGGCGCGGCCCCGGGTTGACAGGGAGACCGCCGTGCGCGAGAAGCGGGGAAGGGACGAGTACTTCAGGCGCCGCGCGGAGGGATGACCATGACGCTGTGCGATCCGAGCAGGTTCAACCAGCGCAACACCGACAGCGCGCTCGCGCTCGCACTCCAGTTCGCCAAGGAGGACTGGTACACCTTCCACCCGGGCGGCCGGATCACCCGCGTTAGCTTCACGCCCACGCCCTTCGCCTGGGAGCGCGTCCGCCGCCCACCCGTCGTCAACCCGAAGTGAAGGAGGTACCCGATGGCCCCCTGCAGCGTCTGCAACACCACCCACCCCACCATCCAGGGCGCGCCGAACGACTGCGTCCGCGCGCTCTCGAGCCGCGTCGCCGCCCTGGAGGGCGTCCTCGCCGAGGAGGTCGCCGGCCTCGGTGACCAGGTCGTCGCCCTCGCCAAGCAGATCTCCGACGCGGCGAAGGCCCGGGGCTTCACCGCCGAGCCCCTGCTGGCGACCGTCCCCGCCGAGCAGCCCGGACCGCTGCCGCCCCTCGCCCCGCCCCCCGTGGACAGCGCGGGATGATGCCCCCCGAGCGCCGCACGGACCCGGACCAGTCTGGCCGTGCGGCGCCGGACCGTCGCCCGATGGGCAGCCCGGCGCCGCTCCTCTGCGACTGCGGCACCCTCACCCACGGCCGGTGCGGGTCCTGCTGCCGGCCGATGTGCGGCGCCTGCGTGCCCAAGCATGGTGGGCGCCGCTGCGGTAAGCGGGTAGGGTAGCCCCATGGCCGTCCCCTTCGCCGTCGACCTGCCGATCGTCGGGCGCAAGCTGTCGCCCGCCAAGCAGGCCAAGCTCTCGCGGCAGCTGCGGTTGATCCAGGCGCGCTCGCTCGCGGTGTCGATCGTCCAGAAGCGCCGGCGCAAGAAGCGCCTCCCGGTGAAGCTCGGCCGGCAGCAGCAGCCCGACCACATCCGCCGCCAGTACCGCGCCGCCCTGGTGGCCATCTTCGCCGAGGCCCACGCGGTCACCCGCCGCGCGCTCGAAGATGCGCGCCCAGAGATCGAGGCCGCGGCCGCTGCGCAGCGCAAGGACGGGCTGCGCGGCGACGCCGCTGGCCAGCCGCTGCAGCGCGTCGCCAAGGCCTTCTTCGACGCCTTCCCGAACACGCTGCTCGCGCGCGTGGCCCGCCGCTTTGCCGACCTCACCAGCGACTACCAGAAGGCGCAGATCATCGAGCAGTTCAAGGCCGTCGTCGGCATCAACATCTTCGGCGGCATCGTCGAGGACTGGCTCCCCGCGCGCGTCAACGACTTCGTGGAGAAGAACGTCTCGCTGATCCGATCGCTCGCGCACGAGCACTTCGACGACCTGCGCAGCCACCTCACCGAGGGCATCGCGGCGGGCCGCCGGTGGGAGGAGATCGCCACCGAGATCGGCGAGCGCTACGACGTCGCCGACCGGCACGCCGAGCTCATCGCGCGCGACCAGGTGGGCAAGTTTTACGGGGCGCTCAACGAGGAGCGCCAGACCGAGCTTGGGGTGCTGAAGTACGTCTGGCGGACGGCTCGTGATAATAGGGTCCGTGACGCCCACTTCGAGCGAGAGGGCAAGGCGTTCTCCTGGGACGATCCGCCCGAGGACGGGCACCCGGGCGAGGCCATCAACTGCAGGTGCCAGGCGGAGCCCGACCTGGCCGGCCTGCTGGAGACGATCGGATGACCACCAAGCGGTGTGACGCATTCAGCCCCGACCAGGAGCGCGACGAGAACGGCCGCTGGACATCGACGGGCTCGGGCGACAAGAAGTCCGAGGTCAAGAAGGCGGTGGGCGGCGGCTACCACGAGATCAAGCAGAACCCGACCACGGGCTACCACGAGGCCACGCACACCCAGGGCGGTCGGACCTCGCACATGGGGACGTACTCGTCGCCGGAGAAGGCGAAGAGCGCGATCGCGGCGCACGAGGCCAAGGTCAAGGAGCGGATGGCGACGAGCGGGGCCAACAGCGCGAAGGTCCACAACCAGGTGACCGAGAGCATGATGGCGAAGCGCGAGGAGCGCAACGCGATGCTCGGCGCGCCCGTGCTGAACAAGTCCGGCCGGCCGATGTCGGCCAAGGCGTCCGCCCTGATCCGGGAGAGCGAGGCCCGGACGGCGGCGCTGAAGGATAAGACGGCGGCGCTCAAGGAGCGGTCGGCGTCGCTGCGCAAGGCCACGCGCGAGGTCAAGGCCATCGGCAAGGAGGCGGAGCGCTACAACCTGACCGCTGGGCGCTACACGCAGTTGGTCAAGGAGCGCCAGGCGCTCGCCAAGAAGCAGGGCGGCCGCGACTTCATGGGCGGCCGGCTCATCCACTGAGGACGCCATGACCATCTCGACCGTCCGCCGCCACGACGTCATCCGCTTCGACGCCCGCAAGGCGCAGAAGCTCGACAACGGGTTCCTGCGGGCGCCTGCACAGATCTCCCGCATCGGCATCTACGAGTACCTCAACGAGGACGGGACCGTCCGCCGCGAGCTTCGACTGCCGGACGACGTGTTCCAGGAGGACTCCCTCCGCTCGTTCGCCATGATGCCCGTCACCGATGGCCACCCGCCCCCGGGCTGGGTCACCGCCGACAACGCCCGCGAGTACCAGTGCGGCACCATGGGCGAGGCGCTCTCCCCGGCGCCGGATGGCGTGCACGTCGCCGGCACCATGATGATCACCGACGCCGCCCTCGTCCGGAAGGTCCTCTCCGGTGAGAGCCCCGAGACGTCCTGCGGCTACACGTGCAGCGCGGACGAGACGCCGGGCATCGTCGACAAGAAGATGGTGGACAGCTATCCGGGCCTGCAGCCGTGGCTCGGGCAGCGCTTCGACGTGAGGCAGACCAACATCCGCGGCAACCATGTTGCCGTGCTCCCCCGCGGTCGCGCAGGCTCCGAGGCCCGTGTGAAGTTGGACAAGGGCGATGCGATCGTGATAACCGACTCCCATCGCCGGGACGTCAATCCCCAGGAGGCACTCGTGAAGATCACCATCCGCGGCATCACCTTCGACGTCCCCGACCAGGCTGCCGAGGCGCTCGTCGCCGAGCGCGCCGACGCCCAGCAGGCCCTCGACACCACCGTCCTCCGCGTCGACGAGCTGGAGGGCGAGGTCGCCGCCGCCCGCTCCGCCGTCGAGAAGGAGAAGGCCCGGGCCGACACGGCCGAGGCCGAGGCCAAGAAGCAGACCGCGCGCGCGGACGGCGCCGCCTCCCCGGCCGCCATCGCCGCGGCCGTGAAGCTGCGCACCGACCTGGCGGACGTCGCCAAGCGGGCCGGCGTCGAGGTCGACCTGGAGAAGTTCGACGCCGAGGCCATCAAGCGCTCGGTCGTCGAGAAGCTCACGGGCCTGAAGCTCGACGGCAAGAGCCCCGAGTACGTGGCGGCCGCCTTCGACATCGAGCGCACCAAGCTCGACGAGCGGGTCGTGGGTGCCGAGGTCGTCGAGGTCGTCGAGGGCCAGGACAAGAACGGCAGCCGCGCCGACGCCGACAAGGGCTCGGGCGACGCCCGCCTCGACATGATCGCCGAGCAGTCGCAGCGCTGGAAGAAGCCGATCCCCGGGGCGGTCAAGGCCTAGTCGGCGCCTGCAGACGCCTCCACCGCAACCCAAGGAGAGAGAGCCGCCATGAGCCAGACCACCTACAACGAGAAGCCCGGCATCGCGATGCCCGGCCTGATCGCCGACGTGAACGACGCCGCCCGCATCCGGACCGGCAAGTTCACCGACGCCGCCGGGGGCCAGTTCGGGACCTTCGTCACCAAGGGCGCCGCCGAGGGCGAGGTCAAGATGATGACCGGCGCCGGGGACAAGATCGCCGGCCTCCTGGTCCACACCCACCACATCGACGTGACGACCCTGCCCGCCAGCAAGGACATCAACCAGAACGACATCGTTCCGGTGATGGAGGTCGGCCGCGCCTACGCCCTGATCGAGGAGGACGTGGCCGAGGACGATGCCGTCTACGTCCGCCACACCGCCAACGGGGCCGGCAAGCTCCAGCTGGGCGCGATCCGCAACGACGACGACGGCGGCAACGCGGTGCTCCTCAAGGGCGCCACCGTCCGCGTCGGTGGCACGCTCGCCGGCGACGGCTGCGCGGTCATCGCGTTCAACCTCGAGGCCTCGCGCGTCTAGCGCTGGCACAGCCCACCGGGGGCTGCAACCACCACCGGCAGAAGGAGATCCGGCGTCATGACCATCAAGCGGAAGACCAGCCCCCGGCGACTCGACTTCGCGCAGCTGCGCGCGGACGACGCCGATCACAACGCCTTCTTCGCCAGGCAGCTCTGGGAGATCGAGCAGGAGCTCTACCGGGTCGAGTACCCGGAGCTGATCGCCAAGAGCCTGATCCCGCCGAAGTCCGGGATCAACCCGGCGGCCAAGGTGTTCGCGTACCGCATGTACGACCGCTTCGGCACGGCCAAGCTGCTCGCCAGCTACGCCGAGGACCTCCCCCGCTCCGACGTGCGCGGCAAGGAGTACACGGTCAAGATCGAGGGCTACGGCGCCTCCTTCGGCTACTCGGTGATGGACATCCGCGGCGCGGCCATGGCCGGCGTGCCCCTGGAGAGCGAGAAGGCCGACGCCGCGCGCGACACCATCGAGCGCACGCTCGACGCGGTCTACGCGGTCGGCGACACCAAGGCCGGCAGCAAGGGCCTGCTCAACCTCGCCAACGTGCCCGCCTACGTGATCCCCGCGGGCGCCGGCGGCAGCGCGCTCTGGAAGGACAAGACCTCCCTGGAGGTGCTGGCCGACCTGAACGGCATCGCCCACAACAGCGCGAGCCTCACGCGCGGCATCGAGCGGCCCAGCCGCATGCTCCTGCCGCTCGACCAGTTCGCCGACATCAGCACCCGGCCGATGTTCGCGACCGCCAGCGACACCACGATCCTGCAGTACTTCCTCAAGAACTCGCCGTACATCAAGGAGGTCATCCCCTGGTGGCGGTGCAAGGGCGCCGGCGTCGGCCCCACGGATCGCGTGGTCGTCTACACCCCGGACCCGAAGAAGGTGGCGTACATCGAGCCGCAGCCCTTCGAGATCTTCCCGCCCGAGCCCAAGGGCATGACGTTCAAGAGCGCGTGCCACGCGCGCACGGGCGGCGTCTTCACCCGCTACCCGTACAGCATGACCTACGCGGACGGCGTGTAGCGGTAACGCAGCCCGCGAGAGCAACACCCCACCGAGCGGGCCCGGCGTGCTACAACAGGCGCCGGGCCCTTTCTCGTAGGGCACCATCCACCACCAGGAGGGCATTCCATGGCAGACCCGCAGACCACCCAGCAGCCCCGCCCGGCGCAGGCGCCCGCAGCCAAGCGGAAGATCCTCGTCGTGAACAACACCGACTCCACCTACCGGATCCCGATCATGGACTCGGGCTCCGGCAAGGACCCGCGCCCGACCACGGCCGCGGTCATCGTCCTGCTCCCCGGCGCCAACGCCGTCGACCCGGACGAGTGGGACCTGGTCGCCGAGTACCCCATCGTCGAGATCCTCTGCCGCAAGAAGCAGCGCGGCGGCTTCGAGGTCGGTGACCCGCGCGTCGACGTCCGCACCCTCGACTCGTTCAAGGACGAGGACGAGGCCAAGGAGCTCGTGGACGCCACCGTCGACGGCGACCTCCTCCGGTCCTGGCTGCGCGCCGAGAAGCGGCCCGCCATCGTCACCGCTCTCGAGGAGCAGCTGGAGAAGATCGACCCGCGCCGGGACCGCGAGGGCAGCGCCGACGAGGACCAGGAGTAACGCACCGCCGCGCGACGCGGCTCGGGAGACACGATGAAGGCCACCAAGCAGGACGTCCTCGCCGTCGCTCCCGAGTCGCAGTTCGCCACCCTCACCGACCAGCAGTGGACCGACGCCTTCCGCCTCTGCAGCCCGTTCCAGAACGACGCGGCCTGGGGCACCGACGAGCGCGCGGTCATGGCCGGGGCGCTGTTCGTGGCCCACCACCTGGCGCTGATGTACCCGTCGAAGGCCGGGCCCGGCGGCGCCACCATCACCTCCAAGAGCGTCGGCGGCGTCTCGATCAGCTACGCCGCGCCCTCGGTCGACAAGGACGTCCTCGCGCTCACGCGCTGGGGCATCATCCTGCTCCGCCTCCGCAAGAGCATCCCCAAGATCATGGTGATCTGAGTGACCGCCGCGACCTTCGAGATCGAGGAGAACAGCGTGGGCTGGCAGGGCATCCAGCGCATGCTCCGGTCTCTGCGCGCGGGCGAGTCGTACGTGAAGGCCGGCGTGACCGGCGCCGCTGCCAGCGAGCAGCACGACGCCGAGGACGACGCGCCGCTGACGAACGTCGACCTCGCGGTCATCCACGAATTCGGTGCGCCGTCGCGGAACATCCCGCCGCGGCCCGCCATCAATGGCACCTTCGCGCTGCACCGCGACGAGTACATCAAGCGGCTGCGCGACCTGATGCCGAAGGTCTACGAGCAGCGCATCACGATCACCTTCATGCTGGAGGTCGTGGGCCAGCAGATGGCGAGCGACATGCGGAACCGCATCTCAAGCGGCGAGCCGCCGTTCGCGCCCAACGCGCCGAGCACGCTCGCGCGGAAGCTGGCGAAGGGGACGTGGAACCGCAAGGGCAAGGCACAGGCCGCCGGCCAGCAGCCGATGCCGCTGCTCGACACCGGGCGCTTCCGCAACTCGATCACCCACGAGGTCGTGATCACGGAGGGCACATGAGCCTCGGCAGCGACGTCCTGCAGGACCTGACGGAGCCCTACGTGGTCGAACGCGCAGACGCGCCGGCGCTCGTCAACGGGCGCGCGGTCCCGGCGGTCCCGGTCCAGGTGACGATCCGGGCGTGCATCCAGCCCACGGCCGGGCGCGACCTGCTGCTCCTCGAGGAAGAGATGCGGACCCGGCAGACGGTCACGGTGTTCACGACCGACCTGATTCGGACCGCCGACGATGCCACCCAGACGCCGCCCGACGTCATCCAGTTCGCCGGCGAGCGCTACCAGGTCCACACCGTTCAGGACTGGATGGCGCTCGGTGGGTACTACAAGGGAATCGCCCTGAAGGTCCCGCGGTGATAGCCTGCCGACGCCTGCACCACAACCCCAGGAGGGTACGTTCATGAGAAACCTCGTCGTCGCACTCGTCGTCGCTCTCGTCCTCGCCCCGCTCGACGCCCTCGCCGCCCCGGCGCAGACCATCGACGCCTCGGGCCAGGTCCGCGTCGTGGCCCCGCTCACCAGGACCAACGCCGGCATCGGCATCGCCGCGGCCGGTGCCGCGTCCTCGGGCGTCGTCACCACGGGCGCCCAGACCATCGCCGGCGCCAAGACCTTCTCCGGCGCCGCCGTCTTCGGCAGCACCGTGGGCGTCACCGGCAAGATCACCGCCTCCGACCTGATCGCGTCGACGACCTCGCACACCCTGCTGACCTGGTGGCTGAACGCCGCGGCCGCGACCGGCAGCTGCCCGGCCACCGGCACCGGCTGCGTGGGCCACGTCCTCCCGGCGCAGGCCTTCACCCTGACCGGCGTCACCGGGTACGCCAGCGTCGCCAGCGGCGGCGGCGCCGCGAACACCGTGATCACCGTGACCGATGGGACGAACACCTGCACCATCACCATCCCCTGCAACGTGGCCCCGCCCGCCGGCACGTCGACGGCCGGCCTCTGGCGCATCGCTGCGGTGGACGGCGCCGGGACCGGGTGCGCCTTCCCGGCCAGCGCGGGGATCACGGCGAGCGTGACGACCGCCGGCTGCACGGCGACGCAGCCGACGCTGCGCAACCTCAACTTCGTCGGGAAGTGGCAGTAAGGAGACCGCCGTGACCTACGCCCGCATCGCCACGATCCTGCTCCTGGCCGCCTCGCAGGCGTCTGCGGGCGACTTCGTCACGAACCCCTCCGCCACGCTGCCGGCGAACACGCGCGGCACCAAGAGCAACGTCCGCGCGCTGCCCGGCGGCGCGGACCCCACCAAGTACATCCAGGCCCAGGATTACAACGAGCACAGCACGCGGCTCGACTCGGCCAACGAGGCGCTCTACGACCTGCGCAACGCCATCGACGGCGTCGGCCCCGGCGACCTGAGCCCCGCCAAGAGCCTCGCCACCGGGGCCAACACCTCCCGGACCATGGCGGCGCGCTTCGCCGACGAGGTCAACGTGCGCGACTTCGGCGCCCTCGCCAATGGCACCGACGACGCGCCGCGCATCCAGGCGGCCATCAACTACGCGGTGTCCTCCGGCAAGCGCGCCATCTACATCCCGCCTGGCACGTACACGATCCGCTCCTCGCTCAACATGACCGGCATCACCGGCCTGACGATCCGGGGCGCCGGCAGCGGCTGGTACAACTGCACCAAGATCTACGCCGCGTTCACGACGCCGCGTCCCGTCTTCGACATGGCCGGCAGCAACAACTTCCGCGTGCGCGGCATCATCATCTGGGGCGACCAGACCAGCCCGCCGTCGACCGCCATGCTCATGTCGCGCGTCGCCGGGATGGGCGGCGCCGGGGTCCACGTGTTCGAGGATGTCCAGGCCAACGGCTGGTTCACGATCGCGTCCGTGATCAGCCTCTCGTCCGAGGTCAACAAGTACTTCGGCTGCGGCTTCCAGAACTCGCGCGCTGGCGGCCACGCCTTCTGGGCGGCCAACGACAACGACCCGGGGGCCGTCTCCGACTTCGTCACGATCCCGGCGACGCAGTCCGGCGGCAACACGCTGTTCACGTTCGTCGGCACCGGCTTCAACGCCTTCGGCGGAACCGGGACCGAGGTCTCGGTCAAGGGCACGTTCACCAACGCGACCTGGGACTCCTGCTACACCAACGCCACCAACGGGCTCGCCGCCTTCCAGTTCACCCACGGCGTCAGCAACTCGGTGATCCTGGGCCACCGCGACGAGAGCAGCAACGCGCAGAACTGGCTCCGCTTCGAGGGCAACGTGGCGCACTTCACCGTCATCGGATCGAAGGCGTCGGCCGGCATCTACGGCCTCGACGGCGTCACGGTCTCGCGCCTCACCGTGCTCTCGAGCGAGCTCTCCTGGAACGCGCTCGACCCGCCTGGCCCGTACACCGTCAACGTGGACATCCTCAAGTACTCGCTGATCGATGCCCACAACAATGTGAAGGTCCGGACGCAGGTGCGAGGCGGCCAGTTCCTCTCCGCCGGCGAGGCCATGACCTCGGGCGCCCAGATCTCCCTGCCCACCGACACGCGCGGACTCATCTACGCCAAGGAGCGGACGAAGAACAACTACGCGGCCGGCACCAGCAACCCGATCGTGGAGTGGAACATCGGCAGCGACTTCGCCACCCACCTGGTCGTGCCCCGCGTCGAGGCCAAGAAGTTCGCCACCGTCGTGCAGCCGTTCGTGTCGTCGACGCTCTCGCCGACCCCCGGCCTGCTGGACCCGGTCAACCTGGACCTCGGCTCCTACGTGTCGGTGCTGCTCGACCAGAACCTCACCATCCGCAATCCCAACTACGGCGCCAACGCGGGCGGCTCCGACGACGGCGTCCGGCTGACCTTCGTGCTGACGCAGGACGCGGTGGGCGGCCGCACGGTGACCTGGCCGCTGGCGTCGCTACAGCCGCCTGCAGCCTTCAAGGTCGACCCGACCGCCAACGCCACGACCACCATCACCTTCATCGCCGACACCAAGGCCAACGCCTGGCGGGCCGAGTCCTGGACGGTCATGCGCGCGGCGGCCCGTGCCGACGCCCCGACCTACACCGGAAACCCGGCCGTCCTCACCGACGCTGCCACGAAGACCGACCTCAACGCGCTCGGGACCATCGTCAACGACCTCCTCGCCAAGCTCCGCACCGCGGGGCTCGTCGCCCCGTAGAAAGGACCGCCATGCGCAAGCTGATCATCAGCGCCTCGATCGCCGCCGGCCTCGTGCTGGGCCTGCTCTTCACGCCGCTCGCGTCCGTGGCGTCCTCGGTCACCAACGCCCTGTATCCGGTGGCGGCCAAGTTCACCTCGACGGTCGCGACCAACGGCGTCGCGTTCAAGTGCGTGAACAACTGCGCGATCGACCTCGGGTCAGGGGCCAACGACTGGATCAGCTCGAACGGGACGAGCGTCGTCATCGGGCAGGGCGGGCTCTCGGTCTACGGCGGCAGCATCACGACCACCGGCGGCACGCCGCTGTACCTGTCGGGCACCGGCGCCGTGAACATGACCACGGGCATCAACATCAACCTGACCGCCATCGGCACGTGCGACTCCACCAAGGAGGGCGACGTCCGGCGCATGACCGGCACCGGCGGGACGGGCACCACGCTGCGCACCCGCATGTGCATCTGCACCTCGGACGGGGCGGCGTCGCCGGCCTACGCCTGGATGAACCTCGTCAGCGGCACGGTCGGCAACAGCACCACCTGCAGCCTCTAGGAGCCCGCCATGAAGAAGCTCGCCACCGTCCTCCTCTCGACGCTCCTCCTGCTCGCGCTGGCCCCGGCGCCGGCGGCCGCCACGTGCACCTGGACGGCGACCACGACGGCGCTCACGCCCGGGCTCGCCGGCGGCCGATCCGTCAAGGCCGTGTGCACCACGGGCACCGAGACCATCGCCTCGGCGCTGGCGAACGCCACGGACGCGCTCGCGCTGCCCGGGCTGGCCTCCTTCTCGGTGACGGTCGAGGCCGTGGCCGGCCAGACGCTCACCGGCGGGAAGCTGGCGGCGTTCTACTACGATGACGTGGCCGCGGCGTGGTCGCCGCTGCTCGATGGCACGCTCGACGCCACGCTCTCGGCCACGGCCAGCCTGCGCCAGTCCTTCCTGGGCTTCCGGGTGACCGGCAACCGCAAGGGCACGCGGTTCGCGCTGATCCCGTCCGGCGTCACGATCTCGAGCGGCAACCTCACCATCTACATCAACGGCAGCCCGTAGCGGCCATGGGCACCAAGACCGACCTCGAAGACGCGCTGCAGGCCTGGGCCAAGTCCACGGCCGGCGTCGAGGCGTTCTGGGTGCGCCAGAAGGTGAAGGGCCCGGCCGCCGGCTGGCTGACGCTGCACCTGGACGGCCCGAGGACCCTCTCCCAGCAGCCCGAGCGGTGGCACGACTTCGTGGGGTCGAGCGAAGTGCCCGGTCCGCTGCCGGGAGAGCTCAACCCGCCGGGCGAAGAGATCCAGCACTCCGCCCGGGACAACGAATCGTGGTCGCTGCAGATCCAGGCGTACACCAAGAACAACACGGGGGAGGCGGACTCGGCCTCGCTCCTGCGCCGGCTGAAGAACAGCCTCAAGCTCCAGGGGACGCTGGCGACGCTCCGGGCGGCCAGCATCACCGTGGCCGAGGTTGGAGATATCCATGACGTTTCGGTCGTGATAGAGACCGAGTGGCAGGACCGGGCCGCGATGACGATCCTGCTCTGGACTGCAGACGTCTCCACGGAGCGGACGACGTTCATCGAGACGGCGGAAGGCCAGGGCGAAGGCGACCTGGCCCCGACCACGATCTAGGAGGAAGCCGTGCCCCTTTCCGACGTTGCGAACATCCAGATCTCGACCTCCGGCGCCGGCCTCACCCAGCCCGGCTTCGGCACGGCCCTCATCCTCGGCGGCTACTCGAAGGCCTGGGCGGAGCGCACGCGCTTCTACTCCGAGCTGGCCGGCGGCGTCGACGTCGACTTCGCGGTGGGCACCCCCGAGTACCTGGCGGCGGAGAAGCTCCTGTCCCAGAACCCGCGCCCCGAGCTCATCGCCATCGGCCGCGGTACCCGGAAGCCCACCCAGGTCTTCAAGCTCACGATCCCGGCCGTCCTCGCCCAGGTCGTCACCAAGTTCTCGCTCACCATCGCCGGCGCCGAGGTCAGCTTCACCTCGGACGCCAACCCGACCCAGGCCGAGGTCGCCCAGGGCCTGACCGACGCCATCAACGTCGGCACCGCGGCCCACCACCTCGGCGCCGTCAAGGACGCCGGCAACGGCTTCATCACCATCACCCACGACACCGTGGGCGGGTGGACCCGCCTCGCCATGGTCGACCAGGCCCCGGGCGTCCAGGTCCTCTCGATCGAGGAGACCTCCGCCGATCCCGGCGTCGCCGCCGACCTCGGCGAGATCGCGGTCGAGAGCGGCGCCAACTGGTACGCCCTCGTCACCACCCACAAGAGCACCGCCATCGTCACGGCCGCGGCCGCGTGGGTCGAGGCCAACGAGAAGCTCTACCCGGTCCAGAGCATCGAGACCGCGATCCCCAACACGGCCCTGGCCGGCGCGACCGACATCGCCACCGCCCAGAAGGCCCTGGCCCACGCCCGCACCGGCGTCTTCTACGACCCGGACAACGGCGCCTTCCTCGACGCCGCGCTCCTCGGCCGCGTCCTGCCGCTGACCGCCGGCAGCGAGACCTGGGCGCTCAAGACCCTCTCCGGCATCGTCGCCCGCACCTACACCGGCACGCAGCTGGTCAACCTCAAGGCCAAGCTCTGCGGCTGGTACTACTCGCTCTGGGGACGCAACGTCACCCAGGAGGGCAAGGTCGCCGCCGGCGAGTACTTCGACACCATCCGCGGCCGCGACGCCCTCAAGGTCGACATGCAGGGCCGCGTGTTCCTGGCGCTCGCCATCCCGGACAAGGTCCCCTTCACGGACGGCGGCGCGTCCATGGTGGCCGCCGAGATCCACGCCTCCCTGGAGGCGTACGTCCGGATCGGCTTCCTGGTCGAGGGCTCCACCACCGTCACGATGCCCAAGATCTCGACCGTCAGCGTCAACGACAAGGCGCTGCGGAAGCTCACCGGCATCAAGTTCGGCGCGCAGCTGGCGGGCGCCATCCACAAGACCGACATCGCCGGCGTCCTCACCAACTAGCCCCGGAGGGCTTCGATGGTCCCCACCTACGACCCCAAGCTCGTCATCCTGACCCTCGGGGAGATCTTCGTCTCCGGCTACGCCGAGGGCTCGATGGTCGAGGTCGCCCGCGACGGCGACTCGTTCACCAAGTACGTCGGCGGCGACGGCGAGGTGTCGCGCGTGAAGAACCGGAACCGCTCCGGGACGGTCACCGTGACGCTCTCGCAGACCTCGCTCACCAACGACGAGTTCTCGGCGCTGCTGGCCGCGGACGAGCTCTTCGGGACCGGCGTCCGGCCGCTGCGCCTCAACGACATGAGCGGCAACACGATCGTGGGCGCCGACCGCGCCTGGATCCGCAAGCCGGCCGACTCCGGGTTCGCCACCACCATGGGCACCCGGCAGTGGGTGATCGACTGCGCCTTCCTGCAGCCGTTCGTCGGCGGCGCCCCGGCCGTCTAGCCGGCGCCGGGGACCGAGGGGACCATGGGCATCCAGACGAGAGACATCGAGATCCGCGGCGTCAGCTTCAAGGTCACGCAGCTGACGCCGATGCGGTCCCTGAAGCTGCTGAACCGCCTGGGCAAGGTCCTCGGGCCGGCGCTCGCGCGGGCCGGCGCGGCGGTGGGCAAGGGCGGCGGCCTGGACATCCTCCAGGCCGACATCGACTTCGGGGAGCTGGGCCAGGCGCTGGCGGCCCTCTTCTCGGAGTTGGCCGACGACGCGCAGTTCGAGTACCTGATGCGCAACCTGCTCTCCGGCGCCGTCGTCATCGGCCACGAGGGCAAGGTGCAGCCGCTCTTCGGCGGCGACGGGCACGGGTCCTCGGCGGTCTTCGATGCGGTCTTCGCGGAGCACCCTGCGGACGCCTACAAGCTCGCGCTGTTCGCTCTCGAGGTGAACTACGCGGATTTCTCCGACGCCATCGCCGGGATCAAGGCCCGGGTGATGGCGGCGCTCGCGGCCAAGGCGTCCGGCACGTCCGCCTCCGGGACGTCGACCACCTAGAGATGTCGGTGTGGCGGCTCGTCCTTGAGCGAGTCGCCACCCTCCGCGAGATCGAGGAGCACTGGAGCATCCTCGACCTGGCCGAGGCCAACGACGCCCTGGACGCCTGGATCGAGGCGCAGGGCCACCAGCCGAGGACGTCATGACCGTCGTGGAGTTGGTCGCCAAGCTGGGCCTCAAGGTCGACGAGGGCGACTTCCAGAAGGGCGCGGCCGCCATCGGTGGCGTCAAGGCGGGGCTGGCGGCGCTCGGGCTCACGGTCGGCGCCGTCCGGGCCGGGCTGGAGGCCATCATCGCGTCGACGGCCGCCTACGGGAACGCGGCTGCCAAGAGCGCCCAGCGCATCGGCGTCAGCGTCGAGGCCTTCCAGGAGATCGTGGAGGCCGCGGACGACGTCCAGGTGTCCGCCGGCAGCGTGGAGGCCGGGCTGCGCTTCCTGGGGCGCAACGCCTACGAGGCCTCCAAGGGCGGCAAGGAGGCGGCCGCCTCCTTCCGGTCGCTGGGGGTGGCGCTGCTCGACGAGAACGGCAAGCTGCGCGGCACCGACGCGCTGCTGATGGACCTGGCGGACCGCTTCTCGGTGATGCCGGACGGGCCCGAGAAGACCGCCCTCGCCATGAAGGTGCTCGGCCGCGGCGGCACCGAGATGATCCCGCTGCTGAACAAGGGCAGCGCGGCGCTCGCCGAGATGCGCGAGGGCGCGCGCGAGACCGGCCTGGTGCTGTCCAAGGAGGGCGTGCAGGCGTCTGTCGAGTACACCGAGGCGCTCGACGAGCTGGAGGACGCCATCACCGGGCTCAAGCGGTCGATCGGCGTCTCCTTCATGAAGGACTCGACCAGCCTGATGAAGACGATGGCCGCGTGGGTGGCCGAGAATCGGAAGCTGATCGCCACCAAGGTGCAGGCCTTCGTGGAAGGCTTCTCCGCCGCCATGAAACGGCTGCGGCAACTGACCGAGCCCTACGTCAAGATGCTGGGAGCGATCGTCTCCAACTCCATGGTGTGGAAGGGGCTCCTGATCGCTCTCGGCACGGTCGCGCTCGCGCAGTTCGGGTCCGCCGTCGCCGGCGTCGTCGCCAGCCTCGGGACGATGCTCACGGCGGTGCGAGCGATCACCGCGGCCCAGGTGATCGGTGCCGCGGCGTCGCTGGCGGCCGGCCTGCTGTGGGCAGCTGGCATTGCCATCATCGCGCTCGTGATCGAAGACCTCTACACGATGATGGAGGGCGGAGAGTCGCTCGCGTCGGACTGGACGAAGTGGCTCGACCGCATGCTCAAGATCGACCCGGCCGATTCCCCGCTCCTGAAGGGGCTGAAGGGGCTCCTGCAGGTGATCTTCGACATCCAGGGCGCGCTCCAGAAGCTCGAGAGGTCACTGGACAGCAGCCGCGTCGGCGCCGCCGTTGCCGGCGCGATGGCGACCGTCAATTATGTCGGGTACGGCGTCGCTGCGCCTTTCAGCAGCGGGGCCTCCAAGCTCCGAGACGAGAACTGGAGGGCGATGGGGTACTACGGCGGCCAGGCCTTCTTGGACGACCGCGGCAAGCAGGGGTGGGGCTGGAACGCCGAGTTCGATCGGGCCTCCAACGCCCGCTTCCTGGCGGCCCCGGCGCCGGCGGCAGGAGTGGCTCCGGTGTCGGTGACGTTCGGGGACGTCAACGTCGGCCCGGTCCAGGGCGGCACCGTGGAGGACCTCAAGAGCGCCTTCGGCGACGTGGTCGAGGAGAAGCTGCAGCAGATCCTGAACCCGGCCTGGGAGGCCGCGCCGCTCGCCGGCGGCGGAGGCTAGATGGTCACCATCCGCTACTCGACGACGGGCGGGCTCTCGGGCGAGTTGGTGCTCGACGCGGCGATCTCGCAGTCGCACGTCCTCTCCGTCGAGGTCACCAAGTTCCCGATCGAGGACGGCGCCACCATCTCCGACCACGCCATCGCGCTGCCGGACACCTACCAGCTGGAGGGCCTGATCTCCAACGCCCCGCTGCTGCGGCCGGAGGACATGCCAGCCGCAGCGCGCCGGGCAGAGAACGCGCGGGACCTGCTCAAGGCGCTGATCGCCGCGCGCGAGGGCGTCACCATCGACACCGGGTCGGAGGTCCTGTCGATGATGGTGCTCTCGGGGCTCACGTTCCCGAAGGAGGCGGCTGTAGGCGACTGCACGAAATTCTCCTGCACGGCCACGCAGATCACCGCGGTGCGCAGCGAGACCGTGCCGATCCCGCGGAGCACCAAGCCGGGCGCGGCCAAGGGCGGCCGCCAGCCCACGCAGAAGGCGTCGGCGCCCGTCGAGGCCAAGGTGAGCGTGCTGAAGCAGATCGTCAACAAGATCCGCGGCGTCGCACCGAAGGGGCCATGACATGGCGACCCTCGTTCTCCCGGCGCGGCATGACGTCCCATTCTTCGACTTCGAGGTGGATCTCGAGGGCCGGACGTACACCTTCACCTTCCGGTGGAACGAGCGCGCCGGCGCCTGGTTCTTCACGCTGCGGAACGCCACCGGGACGATCCTCGTGGCCGGCCGCAAGGTCGTGCTCGGCGCCAGGCTGATGGGCCGCTCGCGCGACGCCGCGCTGCCGCCCGGGGCGCTGTTCGCCATCGACACGGCAGGGACCGACGTCGACCCGGGCCGAGACGACCTGGGCAGCCGCGTGCTGGTGGTGTACTCAGAGTCAACGGTGGCCTAGCCGTGGCGAACCTCTACGGCCGCGACTGGTACGTCATCATCAACGATCTCAAGGTCGCTGGCCTCCGCCTGAAGTTCAAGGTGGAGAAGACGATCACCGGCGAGCCCAACAAGCTCGACCTCCACGTCTACAACCTCGCCGCGTCCACGCGCGCGAAGATGCAGGCCAAGGATGTTCCGGTGGTCCTGGTCGCCGGCTACAAGGAGACCGCGCAGGTGATCTTCGCCGGCGACGTGCGGACCATCGACCACGTGCGCGAGGGTGCCAGCTGGGACACCCACATCCAGAGCGGCGACGGCGAGCTCTCCTTCCGCGACTGCTTCTCCAGCCACTCCTTCTCGGCGGGGACGGCCTGGCGCGACGTGGCGACCACGCTCGCCAAGGACCTGAAGGCGAACGTCGGTGACGCGGTGGCCCACATCGCCGGGGGCGACTTCGACGGCGCCATCGACAAGTTCCTGCAGGGCTACACGGCGCACGGCCCGACCGTGCGCGAGTTCGACAAGGCCATGAAGGCGGGCGGGTTGGAGTGGTCGATCCAGGACGGCAAGCTCCAGATCCTGGCGCCGCGCAAGGCGAACGACGAGGGGGCCATCCTGCTGTCGCCGGGGACCGGGCTGGTGGGCTCGCCGGACCACTGCTCGCCGAAGGACGGGGAGCCGGCGCCGCTCCAGGTCCGCAGCCTCCTGCAGGGCGGGCTGCGGCCCGGCCGCGCCATCGAGGTGCGGGCGTCGAAGATCTCCGGCTTCTACCGCTGCAGCAAGGTCGTGCACGAGGGAGACACACACGGCGGCGAGTGGTACACCACCGTAGAGGCCGAGCCGCTCTAGACGCCTGCAGGAGCCACGGATGCCGTCCGTCCCACCCAAGCGCACGCTGCCTGACGTCCTGCTCCGCGCCGTGCGGCTGGGGCTGGCGGACGCCCACGTCTCCATCCCGGCGCGGGTGGTCCGGGTCGACCTGGCGGCGAACCTGGTGGACGCCCAGCCCCTCATCATGGACGTCGTCGACGACGGGCGCGGCGGCCGGCGGGCCGTGGCCTTCCCGGTGGTGACCAACGTCCCGATCTTCTCGCCGAGCGGCGGCGGCTTCCGCATGACCTTCCCGGTGGCGGTCGACGACGTCGTCACCGTCATGTTCTCGGACCGCTCCGTCGACATCTGGCTGGCGCGCGGCGGCGGCCCGGTGGACCCGGTCGACCCGCGGGCCCACGCGCTCTCGGACGGCGTCGTCGCCATCCCCAGCATCAACCCGGCCGCCCCGTGGACCATCCGCGCGGACGCGGCCACCATCGGCCACGAGGCCGGGCCGCTCCTGGTGCTCAAGGCCAACGAGATCCGCCTCGACGACGGCGGCGCGCTGGTGGCGCGCAAGGGAGACCGCGCCAAGGCCGGGAACACCATGGCCGCGTGGATCACCAAGGTCCAGGCGTGCCTCGCGGGCTCCGGCCCGGCCGCCCGTGACCCGACCCTGCTGGCCCCGACCGACTTCGGCGTCATCGACGAGGGCGCCGCCCGGGTGAAGGCATGATCGAGCGCGACTGGAAGAGCGACCCGGTGACCGGCGAACTGGTGATCGGCGACGACATCGTCATGGTCTCCGACGCCCCGGGCCGGCCCGACTCGATCCGCCAGGACGTCGAGGAGCGGCTGCAGAATGTCCGCGGGGAATGGTTCCTCGACCCGGACGACCAGGACGCGATCCCGCTCTTCGACGGCGTGCTGGTGAAGAACCCGAACCTCGCCACCATCCGGGGCATCTACGAGCGGGCGATCCTGGCGACGCCGGGCGTAGGCTCAGTGCTCGCCATGGACCTGCAGCTGGACCGGGCGGCGCGCAGGCTGAGCATCAAGTTCACGGCGAGCACCTACCAGGGCGAGATCGCGGCCTCGGTGTCGATCGCGGTGGGAGGCTGAGATGGGAACGATCTATGGGGTCACGCCGCAGGGGTTCGTCGTCAAGCCTCTCGACCAGTGCCTGACCGAGCTGGAGGCGCTCGCTCGCGGGACCTTCGGCGACGGCATCAAGCTGAACCCGTCCTCGAAGTGGGGCCAGTTCCTCGGCATCCTCGCCGAGCGCGAGTCCGAGATCTGGGACATGGGCGAGGAGGTCCACGCCTCGCGCGATCCGGACCAGGCCACCGGCACCGGGCTGGAGGCGCTCTGCGCGCTCACCGGGCTCGAGAGGAACGGCGCGGCCAAGTCCACCGTCCCGGTCATCCTCGGCGGCGTCGTCGGCACCGTCATTCCCGCCGGCAAGGTGGCGAGCGTCACGGGCACGGGGACGAGGTTCGTGCTGACGGCCCAGGCGACCATCGGTCCCGGCGGCAGCGTCGGTGCCACCTTCGAGGCCGAGGCCACGGGTCCCTTCCCGGCGCCGGCGGGCGCGCTGACGACGATCGAAACGCCGGTGGCGGGCTGGGCCACGATCACCAACGCCGTCGACGCCACGCTCGGCCGCGACGTGGAGCTGGATCCGGCCCTTCGCCTGCGCCGGGAGCAGACGCTGGCGATCGCCGGCAGCGCCACGGAGGCGGCCGTGACCGCCGAGGTGGCCCGGGTGGACGGTGTCGTCGCCGCTGCCACCTACATCAACGACGAGGACGTGGTCGTCGATGGGATGGAGCCCCACTCGATGGAGGTGGTCGTCGCCGGCGGCACGGATGCTGCCGTGGCGGCCGCCATCTGGCGCGCCAAGGCGGGCGGCATCAAGTCGCTGGGGTCCACCGCGGTCGTGGTCCAGGACTCGGCGGGCGCCAACAAGACGGTGCGCTTCTCGCGGCCGGAGCCGGTGCTGGCCTACCTGCGGGTGACGGTCTCGATCAACGACGGGTACTCGACCTCGGAGCCGCCGCTCGACGGCGACACCCTGGTCAAGAACGCGCTGGCGGCGTGGGCGGCCGCCAACATCATCGCCGGCGAGACCCTGTACCCGCGCGCGATGCTGCCGGCGGTGTTCGGCGTCGCAGGCGTCTACAACGTCCCCCTGATCGCGGCCGGCCTCGCCGCGGACCCGGTCGCCGAGGTCCCGGTGGTCGCCACCAAGCGCCAGGTCGTGCAGGTCGACGCCACGCGCATCTCGGTCGTGCACGGGTAGGAGCCGGCCATGGATCACATCACCGACCACGCGGACCGAGCCGTCGCCCGGCTGATCCAGCAGTACCGGACGAAGGTCACCTACCCGCAGGTGGTCCGGCTGATGACGGCCGAGCACCAGGTCCTGGAGGACGAGTTCTGGCTGCTCTACGACGAGCGCCTCGACACCGCCACCGGCGAGCAGCTGGCGGTGTGGGGCCGGATCGTGGGCCAGGTGAAGGACCCGGGCTGGGACGACGACGTCTTCCGCGCGTGGATCCGGATCCGCATCCTGATCATGCTCTCGGGCGGGACGGGCGACACCATCATCGGCGTCTTCCGGGCGGTGCTCGCGGACCCGGTCCTCGTCCTGCTCCTCGAGGAGTTCCCGGCGGCGCTGACGGTCCGCCTGGTGGGCGACGTGCCGACGCTGCGCTGGGGCACGCTCGCCGACACGATGCCCGGGGCGCTCGCGGTGCCGCTGGCCTTCGGAGAGCTCGTGGCGGTGCCGTCGCTGCTCGCGGCGCTGCTCCGGGTGTGTAAGGCGGCTGGCGTCCGGGGCATCGTGGAGTGGCTGAACGCGGCGCCGGCGGAGACCCTGACGCTCGACGTCGGGCCCGGCCTCGACGCGGGCGTTCTTGCGGACGCCGCTCTGGCGCGATAAGGAGGAACCATCATGGCGAAGCCTGCAACCCTACCGCGCTGGGCCGAGACCGCCGGCGGGGTGCCCGACGCCAACATCGTCGCGCCCAACGCCGGCAAGATGGATACCGGCTTCACGGTCGGTGGCGACATCCCGACCTCGGGTGGCCTCAACTGGCTGTTCAACACGTTCCTGCAGTGGGTGAAGTGGCTGAACGACTCCGCGTCGATCGCCACGCCATCGGTCCTGGTGGCGCGCGACGCCGCCGGCCGGGCCCGATTCGTCGACCCGGCCGACGCTGCAGACGCCGACACGCTGGGCGCCCGGACCGCGGCCGTTGCCGCCCACGCGGCCCTGCTCAACACGCACGGGGCCGTGGTGGCGGCCACGCCCGACCACCTCGTCCTGCGCGACGCGGCGGGCCGGTCGAAGTTTGCCGACCCGGCCGCGGCCGACGACGCCGCCACGCGGGGATTCGTCGAGTCGCTCGAGATTCCCTGGACCGCGCTCGCACCGAACATCTATTGGGGGGCGGGCATCTCCTACTGCCGAGACCGGTTCGGCATCGTGCACCTGGCCGGGGTAGCGACGGTCGCCAACGTGAACGCCTCGGGCAACCCGTGCGCCAACCTGCCAGTCGGCGCGAGACCGGGTGGCGCCGGCATCTTCATGCCGATCGTCAAGGGCGTCTCCGGCCCGGTCTACTCGCCGTTCTCCATCTGGCTCTCCGGAGCGACGGGCGCGATCTCGTTCCAGCCCTATGGCGGGAATTGGGTTGCGCCAGCGGTCGGCGACGAGTTCTGCGTGGACGGCATCTCCTTCTTTGGCGACTAAGAGGACTCGATGACCACGCCCACCGACCCCAAGGACGACCTCCTCCGCCTGCAGCCGCACCTGGGCGACATCCAAGAGGCGGTGCTCGCGCTCGACGAGGGCCTCGCCGTCCGCGACGGCCTGCGCATCGACGTGCCGATGGTCTGCGCGGTCGGCCAGCGCGAGTCGCACTTCGGCTGGGGCTGGGGCTATTCGCCGAAGGGCGACCGCAACGGCGCCGGCGACGCCAGCGTCCGGGAGTGGACGCGGGCCCGCTACGAGGCTCACCGAGACCGCGTGAAGATCGTGGGTCCCGGGGCCGAGGGCAGGGTCCGCGTCTATCCCACGGACGGCAAGGGCTGGGGCCGGGGCTTCTTCCAGATCGACCTGGTCGGCGACTTCGCCCATCTGATTCCTACCCCCGGCGTCGACTGGCCGGTCTTCGAGCAGGCGTGCGCCGCCGTCCGCGTCCTCCAGGGCGCGCGCAAGGACCTCGCCGAGTTCGTCGGCCATCCCCGCTTCGAGCAGGCCGTGCTCTGCCGCTACAACGCCGGGCTGCCGTACGTGCTCTCGGCGATGCGGGCCGGCCGCAACCCGGACCTCGTCACGACGCCGAGCGAGGTCGGCAAGCCGGGCGACTACGGATCGGACGTCCAGCGGCGGCGCGACGCGCTGATCGCCCGCTACCCGCAGACCTTCAACAGGAGGGACATCTCGTGACCGTCACCGGCAAGCGCACGCTCCTCTTCGCCCTCTACGCCTCCACCCTGCTGCTCGCCGGCCTGGCGCTGCTCCCGGTCGAGTCCCGCGGCCCGGCGTACGTCTTCTTCGCCGGCGGCATCGGCGCCATGATGGGCGCGGTCGCGGCCAAGGCCTCGGTCGACGCGCTCTCTCAGGGCGACGGCTCCAAGGGCCTCTGGGCCAACCTGACGACGCCCCGGAAGCCCGGGGACGGATCTACGCTCCCCGTTCCCGGCGCCGGGGCCGGGGCTGGCCCGGTGGCGCCGTGACCGCGGCCGACGTGCTGGCCCGCGGCCGAGCGCTGGTCAAGGCGCTGCTCCCCAAGGCGTCGGCGGCCGGGGCCTGGGCCTGGCGCAACCGGGTGCTGGTGCTCGTCGTCCTGGTGGTGGTCCTCGCGGTCCTCGGGCTGCGCTCCTGCCAGCAGGCCCGCGTAGCCGAGGCCGGCCAGGTGGCAGTCGTCCAGCGCGCTGCGGGTGAGGTCAAGGCGGAGGCGGCCGGCATCCCCGTCGTGCACGCGGTCCCGCAGGCGTCTGTGGACGAGGAGGGCGAGCGGGCCAAGCGCGAGGTCCCGATCCTCAAGGCGCAACTCGACCGGGTCCAGAAGGAGCTCGGCAAGGTGCGGCTCGAGTTGGTCGCCCGCGTCCGGACCGAGCCGGCGCCGGCACAGGCGCCCGTGGCGAAGGGCGAGTACCTGCAGCTGGGCGCGGACCTGATGGTCGCCGAGACCAAGGACGGGGCCCACATCCTGGAGGGCACGCTGGAGGCGCGCACGGTACCCGCCGGCGAGGTCGTGCTCCTGCAGCCGTACTCGGCGCCGATCACCATCGCGGTGTCGTCCCCGCCCGCGCCGTGCCCCGCGGACGCCGTGATGCGCTCCTGGCGCCTAGGCCCGGTCGGCGGGGTGTCCGGGCAGGGCTGGCTCGTCGGCGGCGCCTACACGAGGCGCCTGGACTTCTGGGGCTACCGTCCCGAGGTGCTGGTGACGGTCGCCGGCGGCCCGGGCCAGGGCCTTGTGCTGGTCGGCCCGTTGTTCTAGGAGAGCCCCGTGACCGACACCGACCCGACCACCCTCCCCCTGATCATGCAGGCCGCCGGTCTCCTCGGCCTCGGCGTGATCGGCCTCCTGAGCTTCTCGCTCCGCCGCAACGTCAGCGACCAGGACGCGCGCTCGAAGCGGATCGAGGCAGGGATCTCCGAGGTCGCTGCAGACGTCCGCCAGCTGACGAGCACGGTCGGCACCCACGGGGAGAGCCTGGCCGAGGGCCGCGCCACCTTTCGGGGCCTGCAGGAGTCCGTGAAGGGGCTGGAGGAGCGCGAGCGGCAGCGCGGGTGCTTCGGGACCTGCCGCTTCCGGGGCGTCAACGGCGACGCCGGCTAGGACTCGCCCCGCAGGACGAGCCGCACCGCCTCCAGCAGCCGCGTCGGCTCGACGGGTGCCCTCCAGGGCCGGCCCAGCGCCGCGCCAGCGGCCCGCAGGACCGTCACCGCGGCATCGTGCTCGACCTGGCTGCCGATCGCCTTGCCAGCGGCCCGCTCGACCGCGGACAGGGTGGCGACGGCCAGGCCCAGGGCCCGGGCGCCCTCCCCGAGCGAGAGGCCGCTGGCGACTCGCTCCCGGCGCAGGGCGGCCCCGCGGCCGTCGTCGGCGGGGTAGCGGGCCTCCAGCCGGTCGTAGACGCCGCCGCGGCCGTCCTGGGCGTCCCAGAAGCCACAGGCGCGCTGCTCGCCGACCGGCGCCACGTCCACGATCGTGGGGGACCAGGGCACCCTACGCCCCATCCGAGTAGGCGATGGGCCGGTGGCGCTGGCACGTCGGGCTGTGCCATGGCCCCGGGGGAGGGGCGGCGGCAACGCACCTGCATGGCGGCCACTGGCTCGGCGGCCGGAGGGCGTCCAGGTGCTCGCCGGCGACGCCGGCCAGCTTGCCGATGGCGGCGAGCAGGGTGCCGACCGCGTGCAGCCTCACCCGGTCGATGGTGACGGCGCTGCCCGTCAGGTCGTCGGGCATCCGGATGGACTTCCAGCGCGCGGCCTCCAGCGCGGCCACCCGGCGGACCTCGTCCAGCCATCTCGAGAGCTCGGCCGAGGTCACGGCGAGGCCTCCGCGACCTTGGCTGGCCGGGCCACCGGCGCGACGCGCAGGTCCTCCAGCGGGTCGCACCTGGTCATGATGACCTTCGCCGGCGGCGCGTGAACGATCGGCGCGGGGCACGCCGGGATGGCCGGGCACGTCAGCGTCACCGGCACCGGGGGGTGCCGAGCCATCGCGTCCTCGCGCCCGAAGCCCCAGCCGAAGCCGAAGGCGATCAGGGCGCAGCCGGTGGCGACGAGGCGGCCGCTCACGGCGCCGCCTGCGCGAGGGACCTGTACTCGATCTCCTGCTCGATGGCGTTGGCGTGCTGGATGCCGAGGTGGATGCCGCGGGAGAGCCCGCGGTCGATGTAGACGACGCGGAGCGCCCGGTGCTCGGGCCCCTTCACGCGAGCCCACGCCTGGGCGGCCTCGGCCCAGACCAGGCCGGCCGTGATGCCGGTGTGGCGCTCGACCGGGTCCTCGTCGCGGAGGATGCCGGGCTGGGTGTAGAGCAGGTGGCTGGCGATCGGAAACTCGCCGCGGCGGATGCAGTCATGCATCGCGCGCCGAGCGTACCGGACATTGCGCCAGCGCAGGAACATGGCGACCAGCCAGCGCAGCGGCCGCGGCCAGCTGTTGACGACGAGGGGATCGGCTGCGTAGGGGCTCTCGACGATCACGAGCTTCATGGTGGGTCCCTCCGTGGTGGGCGCCGGCGACGCTGACCTGCCGCCGGCGCCCTGCAGGCGTCTAGAACGGGATGTCGCAGATGGTGGCGGGCGGGTTGGCCTCGTCGGCGACGGCGTTGATCAGAACCGCCTCCGCCCTGCGGACCACCACCTTCTGCTCCTCGAGGAGCGTCCGGGCCTCTTCGAGCGCGCGCTCGTAGCTCGTCGCCGCCTCCTCGCGCTGCCGCAGGATCTTCCTGGCGGCGAGCAGGTCCTCCACTGCCGATGTGGTCTTGGCGTCCATGGTGGCCTAGAACGGGATGTCGTCGCCGCCGCGCGGCGGATCGATCGGGTCGCCGTTGTCGACGCCGGCGCCGGGGCCGTCGTCGCGCCGCTCACCGCCGCCGCCCTTGCCGCCGCCGAGGAAGCGCACGTTCTCGGCGACGATCTTGATGCGGTAGCGCTTCTCGCCGCTCTGCTTGTCCTCCCAGGTGTCGGTCTTGAGGCGGCCCTCCACGAACACCGACCGGCCCTTGACCAGGTGCTCGCCGCAGGCCTCCGCCTGCTTGCCCCACACCTCGATGTCGTGCCACTCGGTCTCCTCCTTGCGGGTCCCCGACTGCTTGTCGGTCCAGCTGCGGGAGGTGGCAATGCGCATCGCGCACACCGCCTGGCCGCCGTTGAGGAACCGGACCTCCGGGTCCTTGCCGAGGTTGCCGATCAACATCACCTTGTTAACCATACGTGCTACACGCTCCTTCCGTCGATGCGGTCGTATGGGCTGTGGGTGGTGACCCACCGCCTCTTTGCCGCGTTGTGCAGCGCCACCAGCTTCGGGTTCGACTTCAGCGGGACCCAATGCTCGGGCCACCACTCCTTCGCCATCTGGTAGAGGCGGGCGCGGCCCACCTCGCACCGGAACACGATCTCGCGCTTCCTCTCCCCGTGGATCAGGTAGGAGCATGGGTAGTACCGAGCGCCACGCGGGGAGCCCGTGGCGCGCGCGTGCTGTCGCTCGGCGCAGAAGTGCGCCGTCACGGTGCCCGCTCGGAGGAGGGGGCACGTCACCTGGTCGTCCGGCTGGATGACCTTGAGCTTCGTGCCCCTCCTCCGGGCGCTCACTTCTTCGCCGCCTTCTGCTTGCGGGCCAGCGGGCCCTTGGCCTTGCCCGGCGCCGGCTTCTCTTCGGGCTCGTCGGCCTCCTCCTCGCCGCCCTCGGCCAGGACCTCGGCCGCCTTCCAGTCGGTCCCGAGCGCCTCGATCATGGTGCGGAAGGTCCTCGTGCTGCGGTCCCCGTACGGCGCCAGCATCCGCTCGACCTCGCGCTGCAGGGCGGCCTCCAGCATCAGGGTCAGGCACTCGCCGGCGTCCATCTTCTTCAGGCCGTCGTAGAGGTCGCTGGCCTGGTCGAGCCCGCGCCGCTTGGCCATCCGCGTGGCCCAGCCGTGCTCCATGCTCTGCTCGGCCATCGACCGCATCACCTCGACCGGCCACGTCGACATCTTCGGGACCTTCTCCATGATGGCGTCGATCGCGGCGTGCGCGACCTTGCGGTCCTCGCGGATCTTCTTCCTGGCGGCGGCCTGCTTCTCGTCCTCGCTGGTGGTGCCGCCCTTGGCCGTCGACGGCTTCAGGACCTTGGCCTCGATCGCGGCCGCGCGCAGGGTCTCGCGCTTCCACGCCGGGATCGCGGCGCCGGTGTGCGGGCTCTGGATCAGGACGTCGGGGGGCGGGACCGCCTTCTTGGGCAGGAGCTTCTTCCACTCCTTGTAGTCGGCGCCGGCGTCGTGGCAGGTCGAGTCGAGGGTGCAGAACCCGTCGTGCTCGGCGACCTGGTCCCCGGTGTAGACGAGGTGCCGCTTCTCGGCGGCGGAGGCGTCGATGACCTCCACCTTGGCCTCCTCGGCGGCGGCCGCGCGCAGCTGCCAGTCGGCCTGCGTCTTCTGGCCGTAGCAGTCGCGGTCGAGGCAGATGTCGGCGCCCTTGAGGTCGGTGCGGATCTCGGCCGGCAGCGCGCCCGAGCGCTTCGGGCACTCACTGCAGGCGCCCGCGATCGGCAGGAGATCGGTGCTCTTGCGGTCGAAGGGGGCCTTGGCGAGGACCAGCATGAAGCGGCCCTGGATGTGGGCCTGGGCCTCTCGGTAGCTCATCGCGTCGTGGTCCTGCTTCTCGTCCGGGCCGATCTCCCGGAGCGCCCGCTCCTGCAGCGCCTCGGTGGGGATGCGGGCGACGAGGAGCCCGGTCTCGGCCGAGAGCCAGCCGGACACCATGGCCTCGCGGCCGGCGGCGCCGAGCGCGGTCAGCTTCATCCGGGCGTAGACGTGGGCCACGCTCTTGCCGACGAGGGCGGCGATCTGCTCGGTGCTCTGGCCGCGGGCCTGGAGGCCCTGGAAGGCGATGCCCTCCTCGATCGCGGTCAGGTCCTCGCGGTGCTCGTTCTCGACGACCACCCGCTGGTAGGCGGCGAGGTCGTCGAGGTGCTCGACGGTCGCCAGGGTCTCGGTCCAGCCGAGCGACTTCATCGCGCGGAGGCGGCGGTGCCCGGAGAGGACCTCGTACCCGGCATCGACCTTGCGCACCTTCAGCGGCTCGCGGAGGCCGTGCTCCTTGATGTCGGCCGCGAGCTCTGCGATCCGCGGGTAGAGGATGCGCGGGTTGGCCGGGTGCTCGTGGACGTCCGAGATCTTCAGGACGAAGACCTCTCGGTCCGGCGCCGGGGCCGGCGTCGCCGACTCCGGGACGTGGAAGCGGCGGTCACCATCGCGGAGGACAGGCCCGGGCTCGCCGGTGGTGGCGACGAGGCTCAGGGTCTTCTTGAAGCGCTCGTCGAGCGGCTTGGCCTCGGGCTCCGCCGGGGCCGGCGCGGCGGCCGCGGCCTCGGCCAGCGGGTCGGTGGTGGCCTCGGCAGCCTCCTCGGCGGCCTCCTCCTTGACCATCTCCTGCAGCCCCTCGATCCGGGGCGGCTCGACCGCGGCCGGGGACTCCACCGGCGCCGGCGCCGGGGGCGAGGCGGGTTGCGCGGCCTCGGCGAGGATGGCCTTGGCGCGGTTGAGGGAGACCTTGTACTTCCGGATCAGGTCCACCGGCTTGATGCCCGGCGTGGCCTGGGCGTGCGCCACCATCTCGGCGTGGGTGGGGTCGGTCGCCGCCTGCTCCTTCAGGCCGGCCGCCAGCTTCACCTCGGCGGAGATCGGGTCGGAGACCTTGACCTCGGCCGCCGTCGTCGCCTCGGTGGGCTGGGCCGCCGGCGCCCCCTTCGCCGCCTTCTTCTTCTCGATCAGCCTCTTCACATTCTCGGTCTTCGCCATGGTTCCCTCGCCTGTTGGTCGCGGCGTCATTGCCGTCGTCTGGTCATGTAGCGTGTTGCGATACCCGCGTCAAGCCCTGCAGACGCCTGCGGGCGGAGCCCCAGGACGGGGCCCGCCCACCCGGTCGGCTAGTCCGCCTCGGCCTGGTCCTCGCCGGCGTCGTCGCCATCGGCCTCTCCGCCACCGCCCTCCTCGCGCACCGCCTTCTCCTTGAACTCGACGACGCGCTCCTTCGTCTTGTCGACGATGCCGCCGCGGCTCCGGATCTCCGCCGTGAGGTCGCGCGTCATCTTGGCCCCAGCACGCTTGAGCCCCAGGCCCGCCGCCAGCGCCTTGCCGGCGTCCTCGAGCCCCTTCTTCGAGGCCGTGAACTTCACCGCCATCAGCGGCAGCGAGTCGCGCAGGTCCTCGTCCGCGATCTCGGCGGAGCGCGCCTCCAGGACCTCGAAGACCACGTCCCCGTCGAGCGCCTCCTTCGGCACCGCGCGCAGGCCCAGGAAGCGGTCGTCGCCGAGCGGGATCGGCTTGTCGCTGGCGGCCGCGTAGATGATGGCGCCGGCCCGCTTCGTCACGTCCTTGCTCGCCTTCCACCGGCGGTACGCCTCCGCCATCTGCTCGGGCGTGGTGCACTCCATCAGCTTCTTCTCGACGGCGAGCGGCTCGTTGGTGATCGCGTAGAGGAGCCGCATCTTCGGCTCGCACCAGGGCAGAGACGAGCAGTACGTGCAGTGCTCGCCCGTGGTGTAGTCGAGGCGCTCGGCCCCGGGCGCGCCCGACTCGATCACCTGCAGGCGCCCGCGCTGGGTGCGCTGGCGCTCCAGGATCTCGTGGATCTCCAACTCCACGATCTCCAGGTCGTCCAGCGTGAACTCGGCGTGGTCGAACCAGGCCTCGTCCTCCTTGCCGCGGCGGATGTAGGCGATGCCCACCCGCACCTCGACGACGTCGACGCCCAGCGCCTGGAGCGCACGGGCAGCGGCGAGGGCGGCGGTCCGCAGCTGCATGTTGACCCGGGCCGCCGGGACGTACCCGCGCCCCGTCTTGTAGTCGAGCAGGTAGAGGACGCCGCCGGCGAGCAGGGCCCGCAGATCGATGACGCCCGGGATCTCCTCGGCCGGGTTGACCTTGGCGACGCCGTGCCCCTGCCCGGCGCCGGTGATGCGCGCCGTCAGGGTCCGGACGTTGTAAGCGTAGCCCTCCTCCGCCACCAACTCCTCCGCGTCGAGGAGCGGCCGCAGCCACTCGTGATCGATCTGGGCGAAGGCCAGGCGGTCGTTGACGGCCACCTGCAGGAGCGCGGCCTCGATCGCGGCCTCGATCGCGGCCTCCGGCGTCAGGCCGGCCAGGATGTGGGGCTTGGCCTCGTTGACGAGCCGCTCCAGGAAGGCGTGCATCTTGGTGCCGTGCGTCGTCGCGCTGGTGCCGTCGCGGTCGGGGGCGCGCGGCAGCGCCAGGGAGGCGGCGCAGGCCTGTGCGCGCTGCATCCCCGAGAACGAGAGTCCGATGGCGTCGATCACGGCGCCCTCCCGCCCGCCGCCTCGGCGATCAGGATCTTCTTGCGGTCCTGGTAGATGGTGGTGAGCATGTCCTTCTCCTCCGCCTCCTGGATCTTCCGGATGTCCGGCATGATCCGGAGCAGCTCGGTGGCAGTCTTGGCCTGGGCGATCCGGTGGGCGATGTGGTCCGCCGGCGTCCAGTTGGCCTGCTGCTCCGCGGTCGGGCCCGCCGGGGCCGGCGCGGCGGCCGGGGTCGGGGCCGGCTTGTCCATGGACGGCACGTCGACGCCGGGCGTCAGCGGATCGCCCTTCGGCGGCGCGGCATCGGCCGCCGGCTGCGCGGTCCCCGGCGCCGGGGTGGCGGTGCCCGCTGCGGGCGTCTGCTGGGCCTGGGCCGGCGCCCCGTTGGCCGGCGGCGTCATCGGCTTGTCCGCCGGCGGCGGACGGCGGGCGGCCGCGGCGGCGGCCCGGGCAGCGGCGGCGGCCCGGGCAGCGGCCTCGCGCTCGCGCGCCTGGCGCTCCTGCTCGGCGCGGACGTTGGCCTCGTCGTCGGCCACCCGCGCGGCCGCCACCGGGTCGTTGGTGAGCAGCGGGGCCAGCT